TGGGTACACACGCTTGCACTCACGTACTAGACGCTTCCATGTGCCTGTGTTCCTACCTTGTCTTGCTGACACAGTTCACCTTTGCTCTGTGTGTAGTGCAGTACACACACTATGTGTTGTGTGTCATACACACAGTGTGTGTATGTGTGGTGCATATAGGCATGGGTGCATAGGTGGGTATGGCATAGGGCCTTATATAGGGGGGCCTTATATGCGGGGTGCCTGAGAAAGCCTGGCCATACGCCTAAAAAATCATCGGTTTGCGCACGGGCAACCCTTGCGCGCAGGGCAAACCGGGCGCATACTGGAATACATAAGGACGACAGGAAAGGCCCCGAATCACAGGGCGCGCCACCGGTCGAATCCTCCGCCAGGGAAGGCCCCGAATTTACAGGGTGCGCCACCCTGTTGATTCTTCCATAGCGCGTTTCCCGGGATTAGCCAGTCTGCGAGAGCGGCAGGGTGCCCGGTGTTCCAAGCCCGTGACTGGCGTAGGTGAGAGATGGTCGGAAGGCTCGCAAGAGATACCCCATTACAGGTTCTACTCCTGACTCGCCACATGTCGGTTCGATTCCGCACACGGGCACAAAGCCAACTGATACAGCACGCACGCGCGGAGTCGCCCATAGGGGCATCAAAGGATTCCCGGTAACCAATCCGAAGCGTAGCCCTGAAACGTGAGTTGGCACTCAACCATCCCAACACCCCAATGAAAGGCGCGAGTTGCCATGGCCCAGACACCCAACATCGTCACCGGCACTGTCACGAACCGTGCCCGTTCGCATCGCACGCCGAATTGGCTTCGTGCGCTCTACGCCGTTCTTACGGCGTTCGTCCTGATCACTGCCATAGGCATGATCCCGCAGGTTCTGTCGTGACTGAGAACCGAGAAGAGAACGAATTTCGTAGGCGCGTAGTGCGCCGCAGGTGGTATGCGGAGACACACCCCATGCAACAGATACGCATCCGAAAGCAGTCAACCGTCAAGCGTCCGCAGGACATTGACACTCGCACTCCGAGCGGTAAGCCGCTCCCGTACTAGGAGAGTTGGCCATGGGGTGCATGAGCGATCTCGACATAGTCCGTCAAGAGCACGGGTTGCCGACGGACACCCCATTGGAAGTGCTTTTCGCACTCGACAACGCCACGACTCAACTCCCGTCCCTGTCAGTCGACATGAGCGGGGAAGTCGAATGGGGCGCATGGCTTGAAGCCACGTATGACCCGGACAACGAACGACTTGAAGATAGGGAGGTGTAGCCATGATTCCGACGAACCCTAGCGCTACAACTCAGCGCCGCTACGTTGCGAATGTCGTCAAGGTCTATCAGCAGGCCACGGCGGAACAGCGTATGCGCGGTTTCACGTGGTACCTGGAAGCGCACATGTTCGCCTACGACATAGCGAATGGCGACGCTCGTAAGGGTGCAGGGGTGATAGCTGCACTCTCCGCCAACAAGGCATGGGATATCAACCAACGGCTTGCGCGTGACGCGTTCGATGGTGACGTTCACGGCCACACGAGCGATGCACTCGGCAAGGTTCGCAAGATCCTGGCCGGTGCTGATCCTACGGAAGTCCTGCCCATGGATATCAAGACTGGGCATTTCTTCCGGTCCCTATTTGATCCCACCGACGAACAAGCGGTCTGCATCGATAGGCATGCGCACGATATCGCGGTTGGCCGTTCGTTCGGCAACGCCAGTCGTGGCCTCAAGGGTAAGCGGTATGAGTCGCTCGCCAACGTCTACCGCAAGGCAGCGGCCCAACTCGGCATTCTGCCCAGCGTGTTGCAAGCCACCACATGGGTTGTGTGGACGGAAGCACAGTCCGGCGTCAAGAGGCGCCCGGTAGTTGGGAGGTACGCGCATGTGTGAGTTCGTCGATACCTGCGATGCACGCAATGAGTACGTGGTCAACGGACGCATTCGCGTTGCCCAAACGCAAGCGTGCGGCGCGCACTTGGGGGCCGCAGTCGCTTACATGGCCAAATTCAACGACACGCGATACGGGCGCCAGTCTCCAGACTACGGCGTCCGCGTGTACCCAACAGGGTCGTGACTACCTATGGCGCCCGTAATCGGGGACGGACGCTGTAGCAGCATCACGAACCATCCCAACACCCCTCAAGGAAAGGCGCGTTCATCATGTCCGCTGAAACTCACGAGTGGCTTTCGAACAACACCCTGATTGGCTTCACTGACAAGCGGGGGCACGCGTGGCATCACAGGGCCGGAGACAACAACACCTACGCGGACGCAATCCCCGTAGAACACGTGCACAAGCGGCTGTTTGACTGGACTGCGGAAGAGCGGCCCCTGTACATACAGGCAGAGGGCAGTGAGCCTGGCCAGTACAGCGGCCTCACTGCCATTCCCGGCCGTAAGGCTATCGTCCGCAGCGACAACGGCGCCGTGATGGGAATCTTCCGGGAAGGCTATCAGCCTCACCAGTACGGGGAATGGCTGGTGGACAACGTCGCAACCATCCTTGACGACAACCTTCAAATCGGTAGCGCTGGACTCCTCAAGGGTGGCGCGGTCGCATGGGTGTCTGTTGAGATGCCCGAGACGCTCGAAACCGTCGCGGGTATCCGCTACCGGCCGTTCCTGCTGGGGGCAACTTCCTTCAACGGCTCGATTGCCACAACCTACAAGGAAGTTGTAACCAACGTCGTGTGCGACAACACGATGGCAGCGGCACTCAGTGAGGACAGCGCCACGGTCAAGGTTCGGCATTCGTCCAGGAGCCTGGGGCGCATTCAATCCGTCCGGGATGCACTCGGCATCGTGCACAAGGTCTCTGAAGACTTTGAGCGGCAGGTGCGTGAACTCACCTCTGTCAGCGTCTCAGACGCCCGGTGGGAGGCCATTGTGCGCGACATGGTCCCCATGCCGGATGACCCGGAAAAGTCTAAGCAGGCGGCCACCATGGCCACCAACAAGCGTGACGCCCTCATGCGTCTCTGGCGCAATGACGAACGCGTCGCACCGTGGGCCGGTAACGCGTTCGGCGCATGGCAGGCGTTCAATACCTACGGCCAGCATGAGGGGCAGGTGCGGGGCATGTCCCGGCAGGAGCGCAACATGCTCAACGCCGTGAACGGAACCATCGAAACTACGGACGTCGATACCGTCCGTCGCATCCTGGAGTTGGCAGCATGACGAACCAGAGCGAAACCGAGGACATGCATCATGAATGATGCCGAGTTCATCGCGCGTGCGCGAGAGATAGTGGCGGAGTTCAGGGAAGCCACTAAGGACATGAACCCTGACAGGCGTTCAGAGGAGTATGACGAAACCCGCAGCAACTACGTAGAGGACGCATGGGAGTTGGTTCTCTCGGCAGCCGAAGCGTGACTAACGACAGCGCCTCAACTCCGTACAGGGGTTGGGGCGTTGTCGCAGTATCACGGTTCAACAGGTAGGAGGAAGCAATGGAGTTCGATTTCAACGAGGGAGTCTATGAGGGACTCTCCACATCCGGCACGGAGGAGTACGCCGATTATGTCGGTTACTCCTCTGTCGCCGCTGACATGTGGCAGCTGCCCGAGTCTGAGCTACTGCTAGGCCTGGGCGGCGAATACGCCCCCGTCACTGTCGATTTGGCCAGTGACACGCCTCATGTTCTCGTGTCCGCTGGCAGTGGCGCCGGTAAGTCCGTCATCGCCCGGAGCCTGGCAACTCAGGCTCTGCTCAAGGGGTTTCAGGTTGTCATCCTGGACACGAAGCAAATCAGCCACATGTGGGCGGAAGGCCTGCCGGGCGTTCACGTCGCCCGTACAGCGGCGGAGGTCGGCAACGCCATCACGTCACTCGGGATGGAAGTCCACCGACGCATGCGGAGTATCCGCAACTCGCCGTTCGGCATGCAAGAGGACGTAGGTCCAAGGGTGTTGGTCATCTACGAAGAGATGAACTCAACCGTCGACATGCTGAAGGAACTTGACAAGTCGCTGCCACCTAGGGGCGTTTACAAGTCTCAACAAGCGTTCGGCGACATCATGAACCTTGGGCGTGCGGCCAAGATGCATGTCGTCGGGTTCGCCCAGTACGCGGACGCTCACACCGTCCCCACCCGGTGGCGTGAGTCGTTCGGGTACCGAATCCTCATCCGTTGGTCCTCGAACCAATGGAACATGCTGGCATGGCAGGTTGGCTACTGCCCACCCGCCAGTCGGCATCCCGGCCGTGGCGTTGTCGTCGTCGGCGACAGGGCTCTTGGTACTCAGTTCCTGTACCTGGAGGAAGAACACTGCGCCGCTCTCGTTCGTGAGCATCGGCAGGAAGCGTCGGCGCCCTCACGACGTGAGCGACGGCGCATGGCGCGCGAGTCGCAAGCGGCACTCACTCAGGCAACCGGCCTTGAGTGAACTCAACAACCGGGCACCCACTAGGGTGCCCCTTCTTTTTGGGGAGTGATCGTTATGGGTCCCGTCAAGGCGCTGCTTTGGGTAGCTGCCCTAATCTTCGCTTTCACCGTGGCTGGTTGGGTCGGCCCGGTTGCACTGCTCATGGTCGGCGGCATGCTCTCCGGCCGGAAGTACCGTCACCGGCGGGTGCACCGTGCGCGCCGCTACTAACCCCGGACATGCGAATGCCCCGGCACCCACTCAGGGTGTCGGGGCATGTTTGTACCATGATCCGGATGATCAAGGTATCAAGATCGATGATCAAGGTATCAAGATCGACGATCAAGGTCGCAGATGATCAAGGTCGCATGATCATCGCGGACCGTAAATTTGCGGACCGCGGGCGCGCGCGCCGGCGGGGGGCGGACCATGGCGCGCGCCCGGCCGCCGGCGGACCGGACCATGCGCGCGTGGCCGCTTTCGGGCACAGCTGTGCCGCAAGAACATGATGCATCCGAAATGCACCATTTGTCAATACCCCCGGACCAAGATTTTTTAAGCGGACCGTTTCGGGGGCGGACCGGACCCTTTGCGCGGCAGCTCCAGGATGTCCCAGCCGGCGGACCGACCGTAGCTGTCCAGGTGATACCAAGACAGCCGGCCTTCTCGCCTCCAGCGGTACAGGGTCTGTTTGTCAACGCCGGTGTAGGACTCGGCGGCCTCGGTGTCCACCAGGCGCCGGCGAGTGTCGCCGCTCCTGCCGGTCTGCAACGCACGTATGTGGGCGACCAGGGCGGGAGTCTCGTGGAACCAGTCGGAGATCTCATTCACGCGGGCATCGGCGAACTGTTCCCGTCGGTCTTTCGCCCTGCCTTCCTCGACCGCGAGGAACTCTCCGCCGGGAACTTCGTCGGCGTACTCGTCTGCGATGCGGATGCGGCAGCAGAATTTGTAGTAGTTGATCATCCAGAAATCTTGGCCCTTCCGGGAGTGAGGGGGGTCAACACACTCCCCGGCTAGTTTTTACCTAGGCGCAGAAATCTTGGCCCTTCCGGAACTCAAGGGGGTCGAAAGCCAGCCCGGCTAGTTTTTCCCCTATGCCGTGCACCTCGAAGAGCGTTTTAGCGTTGTGCTGACGTTTAGTCATAACCTCAAGGTGATCAGGGTTAACGCACTTCCTGTTGCGGCACGAATGATCCAGCTCCAGCTCCCCGAGCTGCACGCCGCACAGGAACTCCCAGCACCAACGGTGAGCCCTATAGGTACCTGCAAGGTCTCCGTGTCTAAGTCCCACGGAGAATCGGCCATAGCCGTCGCGATCACAGTCGGCCGTCCAATCCCAGCACGGCCCCGAAGTGTCCACCTTCTCGAAGAAGTACTCCTCTGGTGGGCGGCGATAGCGTTTCACCTCCAGGGCCCCAGACTTGCGTGCAGCCTGGTACTCACGACTGCATAGTCCGCGCGCGAGAACCGGGCGCCCGCAATCACACTTCACGTGCACTCCCCGCACAGGGCGTACGGGGTGCACATGCATTCCGGCCAGCAGTCGCAGTCAGCGACAGCGCGGGGGGCGACGACCACCGGGATGTCCTGCGTCCGACAGCTGCACACGGTATCGACGAGGTCATCCATCTCGTCCAGGCGCTCGACGAGCTGCCGCAAGATCCTGATGTACTCCTCGCAGACGAGGCCCCGCTCGATGTCGTCGATGATGGTCATGAGGTTGGCCTTGTCGCTGATCACCGATGTGCCTCCCATGCGAGCAGCCCGAGGATGACGACGGCGGTGGACGCCGCGAGGAGCAGCGATCCGACGAACTTCCAGTGCTTCACCGCTTCTGCCTCTCGTACAGCTCCAGCCACTCGCTGGCCGGGTACTCCTCGCCGCAAGGCGCCTCCGTCGGTGTCCCGATGCAGCGGACGACGGCGTCCTCACCTTCGATGCGCGCCGGCGCCGTGAGCCCGCCCCCGCAGTTGCCGCAGACGGTGTCGCCGAACATGGCGTCGCCGACCTTCTGGTTGAGGGTGCGCCTGGCCATGTCGACCCACTTGTCAGTGAGGCCGGCGATCTTGCGCGCGATATCCGGCCGGCCGGATTCGATGATGTACCTCAGCTGCACGGGCAGGCTGCCTACGACCACGCGTATGGGCTGCGACAGGAACGTGCGGTCGCGGCCGGCCTCCTCGAAAAGCCTGTCGAGGGACATGTAGATGTCGCAGGTGATTTCGTCCAGGGTGAGGAATCCGTTGAGTTCCGGATTCAGTTTCGCTTTCTTCACCCGCGGAGCACCTCTTGCCGCTTTCGGTGAAAGGTCGGCGTCCCTGTTCTTGCTGTACGCCTCCAGCTGATCGAGGAGCCCTCGACGCTGGATATGGCGCACGCGGGTTTCAGGCTTCGGACCGTCGGGGTATTTCACCATGTCGACGTATTCGCTGCGTTCCCGGTATCCGGAAACGAGGAGTTTGCAGTTTTCGGCGACGGTGTCGTGGTATTTCTGTTCTTCACCCGTGAAGGCCATCTTCAGCCTTCCATGATGCGAGCGTCAGCTTTTCGGCGCACGAGCGGGCGGTTTCCGGCGGCAGGGCTATTCCCTGCAATACCGCGGACACCTCACCATTCGCATCGAGTGCGCATATCTTGAGTTTGACGTAGGGGCCGTCGTGGTATATGACGACACCCGCGGTGTAAGGGCCATTTTCAGTTGTCACGGACACTCCATGTGGCACGCCCAGTGCCACGTTCCGAATTCGATTGAGTTGTAGTCCTCGCCGGGCTCGATTACGTGATCGCATATCGAGCAGCGGAAAGGCCTAGAAAGGAGGGGGGTCGCATGTGCGGCACGAGACGGGCGCTCCGGGGCCCCTGTAGCGCCGGCGGGGGCATTTGGATGGCGGCTGCCATCCCGAGGCCCTCCAGGCGTCACAGGGGCTGGGCAAGGGTCCGACGCCTTGGGCACCTCCACCAGCTGCTGCTCGCGGGCCAGGTGCCAGTGCTCGGCGTAAACGCGCTGTACGCCGATCTGAGCGCCGTTCGGCCCCCATTCCGGTCTCTGTCCCCGCTGGAAGGCTCCTGAGAGCTTCTGGGTGCCATTCTTTCCCGCCTTGACCCAGAAGAGGCCGATACGCTCGACTATGCATTCGGCCAGACGCTGCTGAGTGACGGGAACGATGTCGACGGCCACGGCGACGGCATCACCGCCCAGGAGGGTGTACGCCTGGCAGCGCCGGCATTGGGCGAGTTTCAGGTCAGATCCCACATCGTCACCGATTCGTCCAGGGTCGCGGCGGACCCTGTAGCCGAGTCGATCACAGCTACGGCGTGGGCTCTGATCTCGGGGATGTAGATCCTGTCCAGAGCGAAGCCATTCTCTGTGAGCATGTCGCGCATGGCCGTAGCCACCTCGGGCAGTGTCATGCAGCAAGCCTCCAGGGCACGAGAAAGACCGCCCAGCAGATGCAAGGCGGCCTCAAGATCAATGTTGGTTTTCGTGGAGCCGGAGCCCGAAGGGCGTAGCGCTCCGCGCGTGTACGTAACTACCTGGGGTTAATACACCCACCCCAGTTGGGTGTAGAGCATCAATCGGGATGCTCGGGCGGTCCCGCTCGCTTGGGCTCCCGGGCCCCAGCGGGGGTTCGCCACCGACAACCGTCAGTGTCAATTTCAGCGTCAGCGACGAACTACCTATCAGTTTAGCATACGCCACCAAATCGGTACATATGGTGCGCATAACTGGTCGATAGTGTTTGGTTGTGTTGGATCTCAGTCATATTCTGGGAGCTGCTGGTCGCTGGTCCGGATGTAGAGGGCCCCCACGCGGTCAAGGAAGATGGTGGAACCCTTCAACACCAGGCACCCCTTGCGGTGCAGCTGGGCGACAACGACACGGACATCGTCGGCGTCGGCGGACAGCCTCTTCGCGAGTCCCGTGAGGGTGACACCGACCTCGCCGTACTCGGCGACAGCGCGCAGCAGCCCCTTGTCCTTGTCCGACAACGGCGGAAGGTCGGCCTCGGTCTGCCGATACCACTTCGGCCTCGGCTTCACCGCGAGAGCCTGGCCGGGGCCCGGGGTGACGAGGTCGAGCTCCATTTCGCGGGCTTCGGCAAGGTCTTTCTGGGCGCGGGTTTTCACCTTCACCGTCATATTCCGTTTATCGGCTTCCACTTCGAATTCAGCATCGAGTGCGCCGAGGATTGCAGTTGATCCCCGCGCACGCCCACCAGACGCCCCGGAGTGGTGTACCAGTGCCACGCACGCTCCGGTGACCTCTTTGAGGACATCCAGTGCAGCCACGACCACTCCCATTTCGGAGGCGCTGTTTTCTTCCAGACCGACGGTGCATCGAGCCTGGGTGTCCAGGATGATGAATTCAAATCCGCCGCGCTTAGCGGTCCGGATGAGGGTCGAAACGTCTTTCCGGTCTCCCAGCTGGACGGCTCTCTCATAGAAATGCACTCCGGTCATCGGGCGTTTGTTCTGGCATTCCCAGGCGCGTACTCGGCGTTTAATACCACGGACACCTTCGGCGACGACGTAGAGTACTTTCGACTGCACGGTGTGATTGCCGGCCCACTTTATCCCGGCGCCGACACATGCCGCCATGTCGAGCATCACGAACGACTTATAGGATTTCGGTGGCCCGTACAATCGGACAACCGATTCCTTTACCAGAAAGCCTTCGATAAGCGGGTCCGCTTCCGGCAATTCGTCCAGCTCCATGGACGAAAGCAGGCTGAAGGTGTCACCGTCGGCGTCGGCGGCACCGAAAAGCGCCTGGCGCTCCTCCTCGGCCATGGCGGCGGCGGCGTTCCGTGCCGCCCGGCGTTTCTCGACCTCATCCTCGGTGCGCCGGTCGAGCCGCGAGGCGGCCTCCGCCCCGCCGGTGGCCTGCTGAACCGCCAGCGCCATGTCGAACTGCGCCTGGACCGCGGCATCGGCACCCAGCTGCTGCCGTATGGCGTCGGCGTTGCCGTCCCGCAGGGCGAGGGTGGCGGCGAGGCTGACGAGGGTGCTAGTCGCAGCGGATGCAGTATCCCTCGTCGTCCCAGACGGGGAGATGCCATCGCCGGACCCGTCGTTTGATGGCTGCGAGAAGACCACGCCGCTCCTTATTCAGTTGTGGGGACAGGCATTGCTGCTCGCCGACCGGCCCCGGGCAGTCCATCGCGTTGGCGCCGCACGCCGGCGGCGGCACCTCGCAGTACTCGTAGCAGGCGGTGCACGCGCATCCGCAGGCGCCGGCTGGGCCCCGGTCGACCTTGCCGCCGACGCGGCCGGCGAGGACGTCATCCTCGAACTTCCGTAGGTTGGCGTCGTACAGCCGGTGCGCCGGTACCTCCCGCAGGGCCTCCTCCGCGGTTTTCGGGCGCCCATGCAGCGGGCAGTCGCCGGAGATCAGCCAGGCCTCATCCTCGGCGGCATGATCTCGCAGGATGTTCGCCCAGGCTTTTGGCCGGCAGCGGCAGCCCATGGCGCCGTGAGGCTCCTGCACCGCCACCGTGCAGCCGCTGTAGAGGCAGTCGTAGCGCCGGTCGGCGGTCGGGTCAGCCCTGACGGTCTCCACCGGCATCGTTGACGTGCAGGCGGCCATCTGGAGGGCGGTCAGCTCCGCCTCCTGGTGGGTGCCGCCGTAGATGGCGTAGCGCCGGTACTCGTCGGTCTTCGGCGGGCGCTCCCGGGCGACACCGACGGTGATGTAGTGGATCACGGCAGCCAGTCCCGGGGGTATCCGTGCTCGTCGACCAGGTGTTCGGGCCAGATCTCGGTGCAGGTGTCGCAGTTGGGGGCTTCGTCGGGGGCCTCGATGCCGAGCAGCTCGGCGCCGCACACCGCCTTCATCCCGATGAACTTCTCGGGGTTGCAGACGGAGCAGGTGAGGTGCGCCGGCGGCTCGGTAAGGGTTTTGCCCGATTCGGTTAGTTTTTTGGTGAGAACGTTACTCAAGTCACTCTTGTCCCGGTTCGTTGCATAGTGCTAACACGGATACATGGATTGGCGGACTCTGTACGTAGCCCGGCGGGTGATGCCGGACGGACGGCTCGCGTATTCGAAACTCGACGAAGACGGGACCATGCAGTTCTGGCTCAAAGCGGGCTTCATTCACCCCGTCCTGGTCAGGGACATGGGGGCGCTGTCCAGTCAGATCGCCTACAGCGGATGCTTCGACCTGGACCCTTCGAGGGTCGGCATGAATCCGCTGTTCTCGGCGTGGATCGAACGGGTGCCGGGCGAAGACTGGCCGCCGGGTGTCGTCGTCCGCCCCAGAATCGGCGGAAAGGCGTTCTTCGAGATCCAGTGCCGCCAGGACCTGATCCGCCCCGAGCTGGCCGCGGAGATGAACGAGCAGGCGCTACCGGCGGTGTCGGGGGCACTGGTGCCGCCGGCGCTGACGCCTAATCGATGAGCTTCCAGCTCTCGTTGGTGAAGTGGTACTGATCCCTGACCACCCAGTTCATGGCCTGCCGCATGCCGTCCCGGCTCTTGCAGCGGAGCCGGCCGAAGGCCACCTTCGCGCCATTCCCGTTGGTGCGGACGGCGTGCACGTAGAGCTCTTCCGTCCCCGGCTCCTGGATGTTCACGCTCCAGCCGGTCCGGCGCTCGTAGGTGCGGTCCTCCTCGAAGAACTCCGGGAGATGCTCGAAGTTCTCCCGGAAGTGGGCGATGCTCGTTGACAGTTCGTCACCCTTCAGCTCGTACAGGACGTGCTTCCTGCCGACGTAGGTGATGACGCGGGTCTGCTGGTCGTAGATGCCGGTGGTCTTGCCCCGGACCTTGTCGCCGGCCCTGAAGAACGGGGCCGCCTCCTCGATTTCGTTGTACGAGTAGAGCTTCGCCATCTAGGTCCACCATCGCCTTATGTCGGCCCCGCGCATCCGCGCGTAGGTCTTGAACTCGACCATCCGGTCTATGTCTTCGTGGGTGTTGCACGGCCACATGCGGTCCAGCCACCAGGTCTCCCAGGTGCGCAGGTCGTAGCCGTGCAGGTGCTCCAGCTTCGTCGCCACCTTGCATTCGCGCGGGTAGAAGCCGCTGTCTTTGATGAACAGCTGTGCCTGCCGGTAGAACGGCGCGATGACCATCCGGAAGGGGATGACGACGTCGGGATGATGCCAGATCTCACGGGGCCGGCGAGACGACGACCCCGGCCTCTTCTGTGAAGCCAAAGCGTTCCTTCAGTACTTCGCGGCAGATGCCGCACTTCGACTTGCCTTCCGCCTTGCCCGTGGACGGGAGGTCGCCGGCGTCCGCGCCCAACGTCGCCTCGCACACGCCCCGATGGGCGGTCCCGTAGGTCGTCACGCGGACGGCGTGGGCAAAAAAAGACGCCCGGTCGGATGACCAGACGTATTCGAACTTGTCGGAAGGGATGTGTGGGCCCATCCAGCTCACAGGCGGGACTTGAGGACGTAGGAGTGGTCGGGGAGCTTGCGGACGTAGATGGCGGGCCTACCGGCGAAAGGGATGTCTTCCCAGTCCAGAAACGCGTCACTCTGGACGTTCTTCGGTACCGGCCACTCGCCGTCAGCGTAGGCCTCGGCACGGATGATCAGCATGTAGCTGCCGTCGGCGGCGACACCCAGGACGCGGTAATCGTCGCCTTCGCCGAGCGAGTAAGTGAGGATGTCGCCGGCCTGCGGCTCGAACGGCTCCTCGGTGTAGTTCTCGTTGTCCTTGCGGATGACGAACGGGTCGCGCTGCCCGTACACCTTGTCGACGTAGTTGACCACGTAGTGGTCGTCCAGCTCGGCCTCGACCTTGACGAAATGGCCTCCGGCGGCCTTGAGAGTCTTTATGGTCATTCTGTGTTCCTTTTCAGGTAGTTGAGAGCTCTCTCTACGCGTTCCGCGGTGTCGCCAAGTCGCCCGATGGCGGCATTGCATCCCCGGCATAGAACTCCGCGCACCTTGCCGGTTTCGTGACAGTGGTCCACGCAGAGGTCGCCCTCCCGGTCGCAGATTTCGCATCTACCGTCAGCGGCTGCGATCATTTCGAGCCACCGGTCAAGGGTGATCCCGTACTTCTTTCGCAGTTCCCAGTCTCGGGCGTATCCTGTGCGTTCACGGAAGGACCGTTGATAGGCGTTTGCGGAATCACGGAAGGTCCCGTCGGCTTCCTTATTTTCACGCCAGCGTTCCCAGCGGACCTTCTGGCGCGCTGATTGACACTCCTTCTTCTTGCAGTAGATGTTCGTGGATCTGTATCGCTCGAACTCGCCCCCGCACTGGGCGCATTCGCCGCTTTGAGGCCAAGTCATGGGAGTCCTACCGCGCCATCCGGCCAGATGATCGTGTTGATCTCCGTGGTGTTCCGGACCTGACGAATGCACCCTTCGCAGGGTTCGCAAGAGACGTACATGGTGCCGCCCGTCATCAGGCCAGCACCACGCCTCTGGGCGTCAGCAAGTGCCGTCTGTTCCGCATGACTGGCGATGCAGGCACCCCTGCCGGTGTCGTACGACGAGCCGGGCGGGACGGCGTCCGGGCAGGGCCAGTCCCGACCACAGGCGCAGACGGGGCCGATCTTGTACTTGCTATTGAGGCCGCGCTCCACCAGCTTCCAGTGCCGCCCTCGCGGGCAGGCGCCCTCCAGGCAGCCCTTCTCGCCCGGCCGGGTGCCGTTGTAGCCGAGGCCGACGAATCGCTTGTCGACCACGATCAGGGCGCCGACCTTCCGGCGGGTGCAGTCGCCCATCCTCGCCAGCCAGTCGGCGCCGTCCAGGTGCCATTCGTCGCGGTCGGGCCTCACGCCGCCACCCGGCCTTTCCCGTGGCATGTCGGGCAGTCGTGGACCGCGGGGAACGGGGCGTCCTTCCAGGTTCTCCCCCGGAGGGCTTCCCTCGCCGTGGTGTAGGAGACGCCGAATTCCGTCGACAGCTCCAGGATGCCGATCTCGCCTTCGGCGTACCACTCGCGCATCTCGGCGACCTTCTTCGGGCTCAGCTTCGCGTGGTGGTGGGCGGTGCCCTTACGTGCTGGCATGCCCCACCTCATTTAGTTGCATGGCGCAAATGTCATGCACACCATAGGATCCCGTGGGAGGACGATCTGAGGGCCCCCTCACTCGCCGGCCGCCTCGGCTCCCAGCTCCTTGAAGAGGAGGATGACGTCCTCGGCGGTCCGCTCGTCGGCGTTGTTCCACTCGACCAGGCAGTCAGGCACGGGTCCGCCGGGGTGATTGATCTCCCCGCGCAGCCGGAGCAGGCCTTCGGCCATGCGGCCCGCCTCGCCGACAAGCGGCCACTGATCCGGCTTGTCGTACCCGAGGTCCATGCCGTACCCGAGATGCCCCCCACTGGCCGCCCAGAGGGCGCCGAACGCGCAACGCTCCCCGGTGGGCTTGGTATTGACGTGCTTGCAGTGGCCGCTCTCCATGAGGATCTCGGCGGCTCGTTCGAAGATGTTCACAGCTTCCTCTTTCGTCGGTCGATGCCCGTGCCGGGCGGCGCCGGCCGGTTCTTCTTGGCTTCGATGGCCCGCTGCATGGCCGTCGGCTTCGGGGCCTTGACCAGCGACACCTTCTTCGGCTCGTCGAGGAAGGGGATGGGGGTGTTGGTGCTGATACTGAAGGTGAAAGAGGCACCCTGAAGCTGCGTCATAGCCGTCTGGAGCGCCTTCGAGGCGTCCTTGATGCTGGCGACCAGTCCCGATACGTCGACAGTCCTCGGCGCCTCCGGCTCGATACCGAGAGCGCTAAGGTCCGGTTTCGGGTGCGCGGCATACATCTCGTCCGGGCTGTCCCACAGCTTGACGCCGTACCTGCCGGCGACGTGGGACACCTTGTCCTCGATGACCTCGGCCTCGGACTTGACGGTGAATTGCGGACTCATGTCCCGGTAGTTCCACACGTCCTCCGCCCTGATCCGCCCCCGCGGCGGCTTCCCCTCCCTCCAGTCCATGTCCCACGGGTCGTGGAACCTGTAGTAGGACACCCCAGAGGAGGGGCGAGGGCTACCCCAGAAGTCGTAATCGACGGCGCGCGGCACCGGCTTTTCTCCGTTACACCACATGTGCTTCGCCCAGTCGACGGCCATTCCAGTGATGCGCATCTTCTCGGCACGGACGCCGAGCCTGCCCATGATGACCTTCCCCTGCACCTCGCATGCCGCGCGGACGATGACGAGATCATTGCCCCACTCCTCGTCGGCCAGGAAGTGCTTGCCGTAGTCGCGGCCCCACCAGATGCTCCTGTAGAAGTCGGTGGCCGGGTCATAGTGGGCATAGAACCCGCAGTGGCAGTTGACCTGGGGGGCGGGAGTGGAGTGCTTCGCCTCCTGGATGTAACGGCGCGCACCCACCGAGCATCGGGCCTCATGCACCTCGACGCCCGGGTGGTAGTCCTTCCGCATCGCCCGCCGGTACCGGTCGGAGGGGGAGCCTATCGCGCCCATCCGGAGGATGATGTTGTTGAAGGTGTCGACCAGGAAGTGCCGGTAGACGGTGAGGGATTGGGGGACGAGGGTGGTCTCCGAGTTGCTCGTCCCGTAGTCAGTCTGGTCGGGCACGGGTGCTCCTTACGCGGGTACGGGCTCCGCCGGCGCCGGCGTCTCCGACGGTGTCTCGACGGGGGCGGTCTCGGGGATGGGCTCGAACTCCACGATCTTCGGGTTCTCTTCGCCGATGTCAGCCACGCTTCTTGCCTTTCTTGATGTGGTTGTTGATGGATTCCGAAAGGTCCATCTTTTGTCGTGCGTCGAGGTCGACCGTCGTGATCGACTCGTGGATATCAGCCCGGCCACCGAGAACCAGCTCCTCGTGCACGGCGAAGACACCGGCGCAATCTTCGATATGCTCTCGGGCGAACTCCCCGAAGGAGCGCCAGTGTTCGTGATCCATGGCACTGTCGGGGACGTTGTCGAAGATGAGAAGGAACTGCTTTGTCGGCAGAACGTAATGCCTCAGCCGAAGTTTCTTACCCACGTCGCCTCTTCCCTTTGATGCTGGACGCCGAGGGCGAATGCCTCGGCCCAGGTGCGCCGGCCGTACCAGCCCTCCCCGTCGGACGGGACCCATTCGTCGGTCTCGCAGCCAAGGCAGGTCACGTACCAACGCCCGTCAATGAACTTGGACTTGTAGACCTTCACCTTGTGCCCGTCAATGAACTTGGACTTGTAGACCTTCACCTTGTGCACCGGGGCGCACCCAGGGCAGCGTTCTACGGCCATTTGAATTCTCCTAGCCAGCAGTCGGAAGCATGCCGGATGAAACCGTCAACCTTCCGCGTCTTACAGGAGGGGCAACGGAACTTGAATGCGGCATGGGTTGGACAGCCGCGTTTGTGCTGCGTCTTTCGACCGCAGGTGCAGGTGATTTTCAGAAGTTTCCTTCGTCCTCGACGACGGCACCGGTAGCGAGCACGGCCATGTCTGCGACGTCGACATTCACCAACCGACGTTGTACGCCGTACTTGTTGCGGACCCAGCAGCCGAACTCATCGAAACCCTCAAGGGTGTAGACGGCGCTGGAGATCGGCCAGTGCTCGGAGAAGATGACCTTGACCTTCTGGCCTATCCAGTCGGGGTTCAGGTCCATTCCTCTACCGCCCACATGTCGTCGTCGGGTTCCGGGTGCAGCCGATCGGGGCCGGGATTGATGACGGCGGCCCGCGTGATGACCCGGATGATCTTCTTCATCGGGCCGGTGTAGTCGGAGCCGAGGGCGGTGACCGTGGCCGCCGCGCCCTCCTCCTGGACCTGGTTCGGGGGGATCTCGACCTTGTCCCCGACGGAGAGCGACTGCTCGCCGGCCAGGGGATCGAACTGCCAGGCGTACGTGTACGTCCTGGGGGCGCCGAGGATCTGAACCTGGACGGTCTGCTCTATGACCACGGCATGCCCACCCCGTACCAGCAGGCCAGCCAGCCGCCGACGAAGGCGGTAACGGCGAGGGCGACACTGCCGGTGACCCAGGCGGCGTCGGTCTCCCACCAGGAGAGGGCGGGGGGATCGTCCTCCCACACCTGGACTGGCGGGGTCTTCGGCGCCGGCCGGTCGACCTTCTCCAGGTCGACGGCGGTGTAGCTACCGAGGCAAAGGCGGGCGGTTTCCTTCCTCTCATGCCCGTAGGTCTCGCCGTTGTTCGCGACCCGCACCCGGCGCTTGCAGTACACGCAGGTGACGCGCCCGATCATGCCTTCTCCTTCATGATCCGCCACCCGGTGGGCTTCCCATCGGGGACGGTGATCTGCATCCCGGTGGGCGTCCAGGTCGTCGGCTTCCCGGTGTCGGCGATCCGCTCGATGAACTGAGCTGCCTCGTCCGGGTAGTTGGCCATCCCCATAACCTGACCCTTGTCGTTCATCGCGTAGTACTTCATGAGTCTTCGGTCCTTTCGTAAAGGTCGGTCCAGAGGAGGTCGAGGCTGTCGGCCATGCGGAGACCGGCCTTGATGCGGGGGTCGTTAAGGCGTCGAAGCCACTTGGTAACCTGGCCGTGAGAGAAGCCGAGCTCCTCACACAGAGCGTTGGCGGAGAGGCCGCGACGGGCCATCTCCTCCTCCAGGACGTCAGCCTTGAAGCGGTAGCTGCGCGTGATGATGGCGCCCGCGCTGTTGTCCCTGTCGGCGCCGCCCCCGACGGTGACCCTGCACGGCTCACACATCGGGACGTCGTTGAGCTTGTGGGTGACGTAGCCCTCCAGCGTCCCGCAGTAGCCCGTCCAGTCAGGGATGGCATCGGGGTCACCGATGGTGTCCTCGTCCCAGCACTCCGGGGGAGCCCATCCGTTCTCCCGGGCGAGGCGCTTGGCCGCGCGCGAGTAGCCGGGTATCACCCCGTAGTCCAGGGGGTCGGCGTACTTCAGCTTGTCGTACGTCCTGTCGACGTCGAGGGCCGTCGCCATGTAGGTGAATTTGACGCCCTTCCTGACGGTGACCCGCAGGGCGCTCGCATGCTTGTAACCGAGCATCGGGGCGAGGAAGTTCATAGGGAAGCCGAGAGCCACCAGGGCCCGCACCTTCCTGAGTGTGGCCGTGGGGTCCAGCTTGGCCCCCTGGTGGCGCGTCCGGCCGACAGGGATGTCCGTAACGATCCTGAGCCTGAGGATCTTCTCGTAGGTGTCGCGGTGGATCGTCTTGACGTGACCACTCAGGCTCTGATTGATCGTGGTCCGGTCGAGGTCGATCTGATCACCGATCTGGGCGCATGTCATGCCGGCGAGGTGGGCGCGGTTGAGGATCTTCATCGCCCGCTCGAACTCGTGCGGGAGAACCCGTATCGGCTTACCCATGAGCCGGAGCTTCCGGGCCCGCATCCGGAGCATCCGCTGACGCTCGCGCTGCTCTTCTTCAGTCACGGGCGCCTCACAGCTGCTCGTCGATGAGGTCGGCGATCTGCTCGAACGACTGGGCCTCGTTGTCGTTGAGGTTGGTCAGCTGATTCCGGCTATCGTTGTCGAAGTCGACGGTGAGCTCGTCCCGGCGGACGCCGTACCACTCGGCCACCTTGCGGGGCAGACTCGACCAGGACTGGTCGTAGTACCCGTAGTCGTCAAGCTCTCCGGAGCGGAACATCCAGAAGCCGCTGTCGTCCCTGTGCCACCCGCCTTCGCCGGTCTCCTTGCGGTAGACCTCGCAGGCGACGCCCAGGCAGCAGTAGGCGTCGGCGCTGCCGTCCTCCTCGCGGCCGGAAACGCGCAGGGCCTCTTGCCCCTGCTCGTAGTCGCCGGAGCGGAGAGCGGTCGTCCACAGTTCCTTGCGTTCGGGGTGCATTTTGCTCTTGCGGTTCACGGGTTGTTCCTTTCGGCAAGATGCTCGATGAGCCACACGAAGGCACCGCCGGCGACGATGCGACCGGCCCGGCGGTGCCAGGGGGAGTGGGCGATGCCCAGCGCCTGCCGCAGGAAGTAACTCAGCGGCGCCTGGGGGTTGTTGGATTTGAGGGCGGCCTTCTCAGCGAGAGCGAAGTAGAGTGCCCAGCCTCCCCAGACGGCGGCCCAGCGCCAGTCAGGAGGGCTTTGCGGTGTAGGTGAAGGCAAGCGAAGCCACCTCCTTGGGGGTGCGCTTGGCGGGGGCGTCACCACCACCTGGGCACTCGGATTCGGACATGAGGGATCGATGCGAGTTGTGCTTCCACTTCAACCCCTGGTCGACCGCGACGATGAACTTGCAGTCGGTGCAATAACCCCACGCGTCGGGGTCGTTGAACTCGGCGGGCCCGATCACGTGCGGATCAGCTGGGTGACGACGAGGTGTACGCCGTCGTCCTTGACGATGCTGGAGTGGACCTCGCCGGTGACCGTCTTGTTGGGGGCGACGTTGAGCTCCGTCTGGGTGCCGGTGTTGAGGACGGCACCGTCGCTGTCACGTACGGCGTCCCACGTCCAGGTGTAGCTGTGGCTGTGACCGTCGCCGGCCAGGTTCTTGATCTTCCACTCCAGCCAGACCTGATTGCTGCCCAGGTGGTGAACCGACCGGTCGTCCATGCGGAAGTACAGAAGGTCGTTGGAGGGGTCGCCCTGCGTCCAGGCGGAGGCGACGCCGGCGGCGGCACCGATACCGAGGACGGCAGCGACGGCGGCAGGGATGAGGCGCTTGATCATGGTGGTTCTCCTATCGGGTGATGATGTTGTTTCGTCTGTGCTCGGCGGCGGCGTCGCACTGCGCACACAGGCGCATCTCCGCGGCCCTGTCGTACTCCTCCTGGGTTCCTGTGCCGTGCCACAGGTCCGGCCACTGGGGCGTCCTTCCACACATCGCGGAGTTGGGTTGGTTGGGGCTGAGAAGGTCGTCCAGGAGGTGAGCCGTGGTGCCGCCGGGGGTGTAGACCCGGGTCACTCCTCCGACCCCCTCACCCTCGTGACAAGGAAGGTCAGGATGGCCTCGATGGTGATCATGGGGAACCAGATCTGGAGGTACCCGAAGGCCGGGATCTGCGGCTGCACCGAATGCCAGAGGCTGAAGCCGACCATGATGAGTGCGGCGTAAAGGGCGCCGAACAGGACCATGACGGCCGTGCCCGCGACGCCGGCGAAGGCTAGAAGGAACGCGTTCTTCACTTCGCTTCCTCCTGGGCGCACTCGTAGCCGCAGCCGGCGTAGCCGGCCAGGTCCACCCAGCTGTCGCGCTTGCCGCGCGAGTGCATCAGCCGGGAGATCTTGATCAGCGGCACGATGATCGCGATGTCGGAGGGGAGGATCTCGTTCTCCCCGCTGTGGTCCACACGCCGGTATCCGTACGCGTTGAGGGCGGCGGCGGCCCGCTGGAAGTCCTGTGTGGGCGGCCCGTACTGGGCGTTCCGGTCGCCAGTGATGAGGTCGATCGCCTCAGTCAGGGCCTCTGCCCGGGGCATCGGCTTGACCAGCGGGATGGCTGACCTCTTGGGTGGCTGTACCTGTACCGCGACCTCGCACTTGGGGTGCATGTCGCAGGCGCTCATGTAGTCGTGCTCTCTGTCGTGGTAGAAGGCGATGTCCGGGTGCGTGTTCGCACGCATGCGGGGCGCCGCCATTACTGGCCGCTCCAGACGTCGTCGTAGACGTCCCACATGGTGTCGAGGTCGAGCGACTCGACTCGGGCGATGACGGCCGGCGCCAGCTTGTTGACGACCAGGTAGCCGATGGTGAACGAGACTGCGAAAGACAGGAGTTGCTTCATTGGTCCTTACCAGATCAGGCATGTGTAGGGGCCGGCGCGACCGACACCGACGGCGACACCGGCGGGTATGAGGGCCGGGTCGGGGTCACCGACGGACGCCAGGGAGCAGAGGTCACCTCTGACGACCCCGGTCTGTTGCATCGTCGAAGCGGCAGCGACAGCGGCCGGGCTGGTGTACCAGGTGGTCGGCGACGATTCCGGCGTCGCAGTCGGCGACGGAGACGCGGTCGTGGTGGGGCTTGGGCGTGGTGAAGATGATGTGGACTCCCTCACGGCGGAAGCCGACGGCCTCGCAGTCGCACGATTCGGGGTCGCAGACGGCCGGGTAGCGGTCGCCACCAGGGTTGGCGTAGGCGATGAGCTCGCCGACCTTGCCCTGTGCGAGGTGCTCGTTGATCTCGTGGATGACGGCGTCGGGGTTGGCCATGTCGGGGGTCCGTGGGGGGTCAGGTCGGGCGACGATGCGACCGAAGGGGTTGTTGTAGAGGTAGTAACGGGCCTCGTCGATGACGGATCTCCGTTCGTGGCCCCGAAGGCGACGCCGGCTACGGCCAGGACGGCGAGGGCGCCGAGCAAGATGCCCCGGCGTCGCTTCGGCCGGGGAAGCCGGTGGTCACCCATTACCGCTTATTCCAGACCTTCTCGCAGGCTGGGGCCTTCACTTCAGGAGCCGCTCGACCTCGGCTACCTGGGCGTCGGCGAGGTCACTGAGGGCCCTTGCCACGGCGAGCGCCTCACCGAGCTCCTGGTTGCGGGGGTCACCCTTCTTACGGCGGGCCTCCCCGGTGGCGAGGACCCTGCTTACGCCGTACCCGTCCTCATGGGAGACGTCGGCCAGGGTGTTGGTGCCGTCATAGAACACCTTCACCGACAGGTTGATCTCACCCACAGAGATCGTGTCGCGGAGATACGGCTCGGTGCCGGGGGTGTCACTCATGAGTTCCTCACTTCACCTGTGTCTTGGTCATGCCGAGGTCGCGTTTCGTGCTGCGGCTCCAGGAGCCGCAGTCCTTGCACTGGTATTGCTGGAAGCGACCGACGCTCGTGCGGGCGAAGCCTCGCCGAATGAGCTGGCCGGAGCCGCAGTTGGGGCAGGAGTCCTCGATGCCGGAGTAGAGCCCGTGGTGCGGGTGGTCCTTGATCCAGGGTCGGACCTTGTCGTAGATCTCTTCGAGGAGCCTGACGTCCTGGATGTTGTAGCGCTTCATCTGCGCCCAGGCCTTCGGGTCGCCGGCCAGGCACTTGATCCACAGGTCATGGCCCTCGTGCTTGACCTTGCCGGCGAGGCCCAGCTGCTCCGAGATGTAGGCGAGCTTGTTGGAGGGGAACGCGAAGTTCCCTCGCATCACCTTGAGCAGGTCGATCGACTTGTAGGGCTCCGGTGGTGTGAGCCCGTTCAGGACGAACTCGGTGTTGAGGCGAGGCAGATCGAACTTGTCGCCGTTGTAGTGCATGACGACGTCCGCCTCGGACAGCAGCTGATGCGCGGCCTGGAACATGTCATCCGGACCGTGCTCGAACTCGCTGTACCAGTGGACCTTGCGCTCGTCCATGAACTTGGCGCCGAAGCACATCGTGCGCGGCCGTTCAAGGATCTGGTTGATCGCGATGTTCTGTTTGAACAATCCCCACGCGTGGGCGACGACCGGGCTCGTTTCTATGTCCAAGGACAAGATCCGAGGGCCGCCTATTGAGTTGTTTGACATCCCTTAACCGATGTTCGAGCAGTAAAGGCAGGGCTCCTTGGCCGTACAGCGCCAGGGCTCCTGCCAGTCTGCGTAGATGATCGAATCCCACTTCCGTACGTCGCAGCGGTAGGCCGCCAGCTTCGCCAGCAATTCCGCCCTGGTCAGCTTATTGTCTCGGGCGATGGCTTCGGCGAGGGCGAAGATGTCGCGGTCACCGGGAAGGTAGATCGTCTCCATGGAGAATGCACGGCTCCTTCGCGGCAGCCAGGGTGCAGGTGCAGCTGGGGCCGTAACCGTTCTCTTCGGCGTAGCGGCCGGGTGACCAGTGGTCTATGTCCATCTGGATTTCGGCCACACGCTCGTCGGATACCGTGCAACACACCAACTTGCACTGGTTCTTGGGGGCTGCCTTCTTACGAGGCGGCATCTGAGCGGAGACCCATGAACAGGTTCTTGCAACCCGGCGGTGGCGTGGTCTTCCACCAGATGGTGTGACCGCGCCCGCAGTTACAGGTGATGATGGGGAACCGGAGCTTGGCGGAATCCCTAAGGGAGATGGCGCCGGCGATCGGATTCACCTTCGGCCGGACCCATGTCCATTCGTCGCGCTTAGCGCTCATCCTCTGGGACATCCTCCTCGTCGACGACCTCAACTCCCCAGGAGTACTCCTCGTTTACCAGGTCCTGGCCGATCTCTTTGAGGTCTCTCTCGCTGTATTCAGTTAGGGGGTCGAGTCGCTCGTAGACTTGCTCGTCTCCGTAGCGACCGGAGATGCTGACCCGGAGGTACTTCACTCGATCCAGCCCAGGTTCCTGCACAGAAAGCAGTCCGGCTGCTCGGCGATGTGATCCTTGAACCAGTTGTCCTTGGGTGCCTTGTCGGTGATGGTCGGCCCGACCGGGACCGGTATCGGCTTCTCACCCCGCGTGCGTGTCCACCGGAGAAGGAAGAAGCTAAGAATGCCGGCGACACCGTCACCGATACTCCAGGCGACGTTCTGCTGCTTGATCTCCATGGCCATGAGGCACAGCCACATGAACAGGAAGACCCATTCGATGCGAATCTTCTTCATGGTTTTGCTCCTTGCAACCGGTACGCAGACCGGATCGTTGACAGCGCCTGCCGCTCACCACCGTCAAGGCCACACTCCAGGGCGGCGGGGACGAGGTGCTCGGCGGCTACCTCTTCACTGGCGCCGTCCTCGCACATCGAACGAGCTGCCCAGAGAAGGCAGTTGTTCCGGTTCCCCTCCTGTGCGAAGCGGACGGCGTCAATCAGGCCTTGGTAACTGATGTGGCCAGGCTGAGAAAAGGTGCTCTTCACCCTGGTCGGCTTCGGCTTCTCTCGGCAGAGTTCGACGAGCCAAGCCGGACAGTCGGCGATGGGGGCGTCGTTCTCGACTACGTACGACCCTTTAGCAGTCGAAGAGCCAGCCGCCAGAACATACCCGCCTCTTTGGCCGCCGTTGCCGCGTACATCGAGAAGGCCAGGTACAGGCGAAGCCTGCGATGCCTGCACGCCCTCCGGCCACCGGAAGTAGCGATGGGCTCCCATCGAAGCAGTGCAGACTCGATAGGTTCGCTCAAGAGCGTTGAAATCCTGAGAGAAACGTTCGCACATCGCTCGCAGAACATCGTCTCCGTCGAGGAAAGGTCCGAGTCGCTCATGCAAATACTCCCACGGTCCGCCCTTCAGGATGTCGGGCTCCTTAGCGATGTCACTGTCCAGGACCAGCAGCCCCGAGGGCTTGGCGGCGACGCCGACATTGGCGGTCGGCGAATACGTCCACCAGTCGATGACCCTGCCGAGATCATTGGTGGCGACCTCACCCCACCGGATCCGGTAGTCGGCATCCGGACGGATCCTGTGGGGCAGCTTGTCGCCCGGCTCGACCGGGAAGACATGGAACCCACGCGAGACCGCCTGGGCGGCGTGCGCGAGGTTGCTCACGTCCCTACGGAGGTATCGCCGGCGTACAGCCAGTTGGCCAGGATGAGGGCGTCAGCGGCGTCGACCTCGTAGGTGCCGGCGGAGCCGTCGCCTTCCGGGTTCCGGCGCCACCTCTTGGCGGCATCCGTAAGGAGCTGGTTGGCGATCTTCCAGGCGTCACGCCGCTCGGCCAGGGCGGTAAGGGCGTTGTGTTCGGAGCACTGGCAGTCCCGGCACTCCGGGTATGGCCGTTCGGCCATGGTTCACCTTCTTCAGTTGTGGGGGCCGGGGGCCGTTTGCGCCTGTCAGGTTGCGTAGTGACGGTCCCCGGCGAAGCAGACGAGCAAAGGGGCCCTATCCCGTCCGCGTTTTGGCACCGGGGGCGGCGGCCGTCACCGCCAGGTGTCCGGGGTACTTCCCCGGGATCATGTTTTTTGCCGCCCCCGGCAGTCTCAGAACTCCTCGACGTCGTCCAGGGAGTCCGTGTCGGTGTTCAGGTCGGCGAGGGCGGCCTGAAGGGCGTCGTACGCCTCCGCCTCGGCCTGCTCCAGCTCGTCCTTGACGGCGGTCAGGGCGTTGGCCTTCTCGGAGGCGACGCGGGCCTTCTCCTCCAGGTCCACGGCCCGGGTGGCGGCCTTGCGGGCACGGTCGGCGGCGGCTTTCGCCTTCTTGTACTGAGTGAACGGGTTCGGGGTGCGGTTACGGGTGTCGCTCACGGGTTACGCCTTTCAGTTGCCGGTGTTCTCGACCCAGTTGTCGAAGGGGATTTGGTGGCCGGTCTTGGTCTCGACGAAGCAGCCCGAAAGGGCCTTGTAGCTGGTGGTGACATGCATGCGCTGGCCGCTCTGATGGCAGTCGGCCTGGTCGACAGTCGGCGCGATGTAGCCGACCCCGAAGCCGATGAAGCCGAAGATGCCGACGAACATCAGCGCGAAGCTGAAGCCTTCGCCGACGCTGTCCCAGCGGAAGGCGTCCCAGCCGGCGACGATGGCGAGGATCAGGGACGGGACGGCCAGCCAGAACCAGATCTGGTAGTCACCCATCACTGGCCTGCCACGGATGCCCAGATGGCCTCGGCCTGCTGCTGCGTGGCGCCGGGCGGCAGGGTGATACCGCGCTGCTGGAGGGCCTGCACGAGTCCGGGGTCAACTGGCACCGCAGCAGCAGCCGGCTGGGGTGCGACAGCAGGCGCCCCCGATGGGGGCTGGGCAGCGGCAGGAGGGGCGTTCCACTGGGCCGCCGGTGCCGCCGGGGGCGGAGCTCCCACGGGGGCGTTCCAGGCAGGCTGGGAAGCCGCAGGAGTCGGGGGAGCAGCCGGCGAGGCCGCAGGGGGCTGCCACTGCTGCTGCGCAGGCGGGGAAGCAGGGGTCTGCGGGGTCGGGGCATAGCCCGCAGGGGTTCCCTGGGGGGAGGTCTGCTGCATGGGGTTCGGGGTCGGCCGGAACTGTCCCTGCTGATACGCCCTGTGCACCGGGTCCGCAGCAGCAGCGTCCTGGTCGTTGAAGTTCTCCAGGATCCATGGCGTGTTCCCGTTCGCGCTGGTGATCTGGTTCAGCCGGCCGAGCACCTGGCCGCCCAGCTCGTTGCGTACAGACCGGGCGAGATTGCCGAAGAGGCGGGCGCCACTGAAGAACAGCGGCCTGCCGTCGGGGCCCGCCTTGTCGACGACGACGATGTCCACGTCGGCGGCGTCGCTGAGGCCCTTGGTGGTCTTGATGTTCTCCTGGAAGACCTTCGGGTAGACCAGGAGGAGGCTGCCCTTGTGCTCGTGGGCCTCGAACTTGTCACCCGTGTTGGGTGCCGAAGGCTGCGAGAACTGGTTGTTGGGCTGTGGCGGGTATGTCACGTGACCTTCTATTCAGTTGTGGTTAGCGCTTCCCGTTACATCCGCGCGTGATGTCTCGGGCGTTGGGAAGGTAGAAGGGGCAGAAGCGGCAGTCGTCGGCGACATCGAAATCGGCGGCGACGCGGGCCTTGATCTCAAGGTCGAGTTCAGGCGACGGTTCCCGGTCGAGGGAGTACGTCAGGTGCATCTCCGCCTTCCCGGCCTCGACCTGGCCGGCGATTATGTTGACCCGGTCGAAGGCCTCGTCGGCGATGGCGGGGTTGTAGGGCTCGGTGAAGACGTAGAGGTCGTCCAGGGTGGCTTCATCCCGGGGCCAGGAGATGATCGCTATGTGTTCGATGCGCTCGCCCTTGGCTCGGGCGCCCTTGGCATACACATGAGCCTGGACCCGGTAAGTAGGAGACGGGCCGGAGGACTTGAGCTTGTTGCGGCTCCAGCGACCCTGGCATTTGTGATCGTCCAGCATGAACAGTGTACGGTCAATCAGGTCGGCGGTCCCTTTCGGGACGTACTTGCTGTCGAACTGGAGACGGGTTTCTGTAGCGAAACGACCAGTGCCAGCGTTAGCCCACAGGAACATCTGCTCCAGGCCTGCGTGTATGCATGTTCCGACGAACGCCGCCCAGCCGTCACCGCCGGGATTGACAGGGGGCATCCGCATGAGGGACAGGGCGAGCCGCCGATCACACGGCGTACCCATTTCCGAAGGCCCCATTGTTGCTTGGGCGGATCGGTTGTCCTCTGTCCTTCGGTTGTCATAGGCGTAGAACAGCTCCTTGAGCCTGGCCGTGAGCTCCTTGCCGAGGTCGGTCATGGGCTCCGCCGGAGCCTCGGACTTCCTGCCCGCTGGCTGAGAAAAGGCCTGCGCCATAGGCAGGTTGCCCATGTAGTGCCCGCAGCCCTCACCCGGACACTCCGACCCGTCATCCAGGTGGAAGCGTCCAGGCTGGCTAAAAAGCGTGGGCTCTTCGTACTGAAGATCATTTGGCTGGGAGAACGGGGTCAGGTTAGCCTCAACCTGGGCCTTGAATCTGGCCTGTTGCTCCGCCGACATCGCGTCGAGCACCGTCGCGTACTCCGTCACTCCCGGGATTACAGGAGGGGCAGAGGCAGTCGAGACACCGTCCGCCGGTGCCGGCGAGGAGGGGGAAGAGGGCGTCGAAGTAGTCGCAGACGGTGCAGGGTCCGTCGCATCGGCCGGCGATGACTTCGCACATTCCGCAGTCTGGGATGTCGCAGTCTGTTGGGTTGATCCGCATCCGGCCTCCTGGGGCACGACGGTCTGGCCGTAGTCGCACCAGTCGTCCGTGTGATCGTTCTTGTGTTTCCGGTACTTCTCCGGCTTGGTGGTGTTGCGCTTCAACTGCTTCTTGCAGCCGGGGCAGCCGATGTAGTCACTCATGGGGCGGCCACCCCCCGAGTTCCTTCTTCATGCGCCGGAAGGGCGGCAGCCTCAGATACCAGATGCAGCGGAGGAAGAAGAGGGCCTTGTCGCGGGCGTGACCGAGTAGAGAGTTACATGGGCGGCATAGCAGACCGCGCACCTCCCCCGTCGCGTGGTCATGGTCGACAGAGAGGCGACGGCTCGCGCCTGTAGCACGACGGCACAGGGCGCACAAACCGCCTTGGAATTCGTAGAGTTGAGCATATTCGCCCTTCTCCAGCCCGTACGTCTGCTGTACGCGCTTCTCGTGATTGGCAGCCTTCCGGCGCCGCACCTCGCCGCGCCAGTGTGTTGTGCACCGCGGCCCGGGGTTGTTCGCGGGCCGCTTCGGGAGCTTGACGATCGTGCCGTTAGCCAGTTCGGCAAGGCACTCCCGGCAACGCTTTTCAGTTGTCACGCAGGTAACTCCTACAGGCCGGCCGCCCTCTTCATGGAGAGGATCATGTCCTCACCGGTGGTCTTGGGGTTGTCGTTGGCCGTGATGATGGCGTGGAAGTCGTCGCTGTCGCCGGCCATTCCGTCGATCCTCAGCTGCCGGGCGAGGAGTGAGGCCGCCTGGTCGATGAGCAGCCGTACCTCGTTCCGGATGAAGGTGCCGGTCTCGTCGTACGAGTCGACCAGGTTGGCGTACCTGCAGTGCCTGCCTCCGGTGGCGGCGAGGGTCATGGCGCCGTAGGCGCAGACGGACCCTGCCTCGCCGGCCCAGCGAGTGTTCGAGTGCCCCTCGGGGATCACGAATGCGCCGGTCGCCTTACCTCGCTCCGACATCGTCTCGGCTGCCTTGATCAGCAGTTCCTGGGGATTCATTTCGTGTAGCTCCCTTTCGGCTTGTGGCGGCAGTCGCAGCCGCAGTTCTTCGGATGGTTCTTGCGCTTGCCGTCGGCGGCGTCCGCGCACTTCTTGCAGATCACGGTGCGCCCTGCTCCCTGGCGAGCTGGGCGATCTCCCGCTCCAGCTCCTCGATCCGGCGTTCCGTCTTCGGCTTCCCGACCTTGGCGATGTCCGGGTTGCAGTAGCCGACGAGCAGGTTCCACGCCCGGCGGATGGCGATTCCGAGGGGGATGAACTCCCACAGGAACGCCACCATCAGCTGCGTACCGCAGTCGCATTTGCCGTAGTACGTCCCCTTTAGGGGTCGACTGCTGAGGTCATCGTAGGAGTAGTAGTCGACTCTCGCCTCTTTGCCGCTACAGAAGGAGCCGTGCGCCCCCGGGGCCGGCCGGCGATCCCTGCGAGCCAACTCGTTGCGAATGTGGAACATGCGCACAGTCTTGAAGAAGCCGGCGAAGTGCAGGGCGATGATGACGGGAGGGAGGACGGCCGCTATCACGAGTGGTCATCCCCCTTCAGCCGATTCGAGGCGTACAGCTCCCTCATCAGCGACAGGTTCTGGCCGGTGATCGTCCAGTCGGTGTCCATAAGCGGGGCGAGGCGCTTCCCGTGGTGGTGGCAGAGCGCCAGCTCCAGTTCCGCCTTCCGCAGATGCTGAAGCAGGTAAAGGGCGCCGGCGGAGCAGCGGTCGCAGCGGTCGGCGGCCGTGAGGACGTCCGGGATATCCGACGCTTCCACTTCCGCCAGCTCCTTACCGGACGGGTGACGGGCGATGGCGGATTCAGTGGCGTTCATGGTCAGCTCCAGACGGGGATGCATTCACGGGAGTCGTACCGATTCCCCCCGGGGTCGACCCACGGGCGAAAGGAATGGTGGCCCTTCGGGCGGGGCCGAAACTTTACGCTGACGCCGGTCTCTTCGGCGATGATGACGGCGCCCTTGGCGGCGGCACGGACCAGTGACTGCGTCCACTGCCGGCCCTTCTTGCCGGTTATGAAATTGGGTACCTTGCACTGACCCATCAGTCTCGCCACCAGAGTTCGTCGTCGTCGGTACGGTCCATGTGGCCACCGGTATTCCACAGCACGGTGACCACCCTCTTCTGTTTCGGGTTGACGGCGAGGGTGAGGCGCCCCCGCGACCAGAGCTCGACGTCTGGATTGGTGGAGTCGCAGGTCTTCTTCCTGCCCTCCGGATCTGCCAGGGTCAAACCTATGAGCTCACCATCAACTGCCATATCGAGGGCGCGATGTATGGCATGCTGCGTCATTTCCCAGCCGTCGAGCATGTCAATGCCTCGCTGCCTCGAACTCGGCATGATGGCCGCGGCACTTGTATTCGTCATCCCCGCTCGAAGGGGCCGGAAATGACGTGCGCTCACGATGCTCCCGAGCAGCCTGAACAACCTTCTCGAACTCGGCATCAGTCATGACGGCCCGACCTCCTCAGAGATAGGAGTGATGGATTCGCGACGGACACCACGAAGAGTTTCGCCGTCCCAGTTAACAAGGACGAATCGACCGTCCTCCATGACGTCATCCACGATGTATTCCTCGTGCATGTCGACGATAGAGCCGTGGTATTTGACCAGGCTTGCGATGGGAACGTCCATGCCAACTCCAAGTGACAGGGGGGTGGGGATTGAGCGGAGGAAGGAGAGCCCCGGTCCGGTATCAAGGCGCACGGGATTGTGCAGAGTGTCCAGCTCTTCCCTTGGTGAGGACCGGGGCAGTATTTGGCCCCCGGCGCCGCAAACCATCCAAGAAGGCGGCGCCGGGGGTTGGCCGCTGCAACTCCAGCCGTCACAGCAGGAGGAGCGGCTATTTCCCCGGCCAGGTAGGAGCCGGGGAGTCTACGTTCTGCCGGTCGGGTTGTTCACGGGTACTCCGACCCCTGTCTCGGGGCTCCTGAACAGTGGCCTTCCGGCACGCCGAAGCTCCTCAACGGCGTGAGCACGCATAAGGTCCGCTGCAACCTCTACGATGATCGGTCGTTGATCACAGCGTGTTGATGTACGATGTCCTGCGAAACCGCAGGTCAGAGGGGCTAACAATTACTTCCGGCATGTCAGCATCCGGCGTAGTATGTCCGCATCTGTCCTGCTTTGCCCTGGACAGAGAGTGACGAACGATGCCGAGACGCTCACCTACCGTTGCCGACGTTGGCTGGGACTTCATGGAAGCCCTTCAGCGGGCCGGATCACCCCAGAACACGTACCGGGTCTACCGCTCCAACTGGTCATCCATGCTCGATGAGTTGGGCGGTAGGGCGATCACCAGCATCACCCCGGCAGATCTGGGAAGGTACTGCGACGGAGGCGGATCCGAGGCGACCAGGAAGATGCGCCGACGGATCGCCAACCACGTCATGCGCCACGCCTACCGACGGGGCGACGTGCGGTCTGTAGTACTCGTCCCTGAGCCCTCGTACAAACCGCGCACAAAGCAGAACGCGGAGTGGACTCGGTACAGCAGCGAGCAACTCAGACGACTCATCCTATCGGCGCCCTGCCCGAGAAGTAGGGCCGCTATCGCTATCGGCGTTTACACGGCCATGCGGATAGAGGACATACGTCTCCTGCGAGCGCCTTCCCCTGACCTCGCGGATGGCTGGCTGGCAGCCTTTATCCACAAGACCAAAGTCTATGATTTCAAAGTGATTTCGGGGGGATTGGATGAGGAGATACGGCTTTATCTGTCGTGGCTCTACAGTCACGGTCCGACCAGGGCCGAGGACTATCTGATACCGGGTTATCCACCGTCCAACAGGGGTGATGGTTACCTGGACGGTATCGATCTTAGCCGGCCCATCTCGAAGCACGCGCTGTATACGCGATATGCCGAAGCGAGGGACAGGGCCGAACTGCCGTACATGAAACAGGAGAAGTGGCACACCGTACGCCGCTCGTCGGCTCGACTGTTTTTCGAGTTGGCATCCGACCGGGGGTACGACATGGCACTCAGGATGACTCAGGCGTTCCTGAACCATAAATCTGTGCAGACGACCGAGCGGTACATAGGTATCGACTCAGCGTATGCGATGCGAGATGACTTCCTCCGTGAGCACGACTTGCTGGGTGCTCAGGGGGACGTTGTGACCCTACGGGGGCGGGAAGCGGGTCGATAGGCGCAAGGCCCGGGGCCGCATGTCCCGCCCCCGAGGGAGTGTTGGTTGAAGCTCGTCCGCTCGCTCTCCGCCCGATCTTGAGGCTGGGTCGTTGCGGCGTCCAACGCGCTTCATGTCTCACGGCTAGTTCTTGTGTTTACGAGCAGCCCACCGTGAAGAGCTGTATCTCCGCATTGTGACAAGGCCGCGAGCCTCGCCCCGCTCTGTCCCGGGACCCTTGCCCCTTCGGGGGGCCAGTCCTGACGTTCTGTCCCGGTTTGCCCTGAGGCAAGTTGTCCCGGTTCGTTCCGTCTGAGTCGATATTGCACCTTCGTCTGCCCCCGCGCAACCCTTGCATGCCAGAAAGATTCAAGATCTTTTTATCTGGAGGTAACCCCCACACTTACGCAACCTTGTTGAAAAAAACTTCCACGGACAACACCCCTTGCTCCACGGCCAGTTGCCGCGCTGAGCAGGGATACCCCAACCTCACCCCTTGACTCTCGTGCAGGACGGAGGAGGATCGGTTACGTGAAGCACGACCGGTTGCATCCGACCTGGTGAGAACCCGCCTAGGAGAGAAGCTGAAACATGATGTCCCTCCCCGCAAACCAGTCCGGAGAAGGCCTGAGCCGCAGGCAACAGAAGGACTACTTCGCTGAGTGGCTGAGGCGCACCATGGCCAACAGCGGCGTCTCCGGTGGAGAGGTAGCGCGAGCTCTGAACGTCAACGACTCGGCCGTCAGTCGGTGGCGGAGCGGTAAGGCGACACCTGGACTTGAATCAGTCCAGAGCCTTGCGGAATTCCTTAACGTCGACCCAATCCGCCTGGCGGTGACAGCGGGCCTGTTGAAGCCCGAAGTAGTAAAATCGGAGATGCTTCCACTTCCGCCCGACACGGCGCAACGACAATTCGTCCGAGAGCAAATCTCCAAGATCCCCGGACTTACGGATGAGGAGAAAGCCAGACTTCTGGAGGCCTACGACGATGAGTGAAGATCGCATAATCCGGGACTGGATACCCGAAAAGGTTCGCCGGCCACTGGCTCTACTGTTCCAGTGGGGTGGATGGCTCGGATGCCTTGGTATAGGGGTATGGGCGACGAATACCTACGACCCCAACAAGGGTCAATTCGCTCCCCCGTGGGTGAGCTTCACCTTCATCTTCCTTATGGGTATCGCTATCGGCGGCACCACGGCGCGTTCCCGGATGCGCCTAACCGATGCGATAGTTCACGCCTTCAAGGCCGGACAACTTGTAGCCGGTGAGAATTTCGGTTTGCGTGATTCGAATGAACCCGACCGGGGAACAACCGAGTCAACTCCGGTAAACGGAGAGCGCAATACAGAAATAGGCAACGGAACGGCAAGGGCGAAGCGATGAGCAAGACTCAGCAGCAGTGGCAGACCTGGAACAACACCGGCACCCCCCAGCCGCCGGCCGAAACCCCAACCGCGGCGGCGGCACCCACCGCGCGGCCGAAGAAGCGTCGGTGGTTCATGTGGACTTTCCTGGCGATTCAGGCCCTCTTCCTGATCTGGGTGATCGCCGGCGCCAGGTCCGGGGCAGGAACGCCCGACGACTGCGGCACCCTGAGTCAGCAGTCGTGCAACGACGCACAGAACACCGGCACCGCGATAGGTGTCGGACTGGTGATCCTGCTGTGGGCGATCACAGACATCATCCTCGGCATCACCTACGCAATCATCCGAGTCGCCCGGAGGTAATGAGCGGCCACCCCCGGGTCACTGCCCCCCGGTCCCCCTCTCCAGGGTCGGGGGGCTTTACTGTGCCCTCATGCATGCGACATGGACGCTGATGCTCACGCAGGGGCCGCTCGTCGGCGAGGCGGAGGTGAAGGACGCCGCCGGCGCCGTGCAGGCCGTCAGGGGCGAGCTGGTGGACGCTCTCGGCGACCGCTTCGGCCAGGACCATGAGGAGGCTCTCCGCCGACTGGAGGGAGCCCTGCGGGGCGGACAGAAGAGCTGGAGGAGTGCCGGAGTTTGGGTGACGCTCGAATGATCAGAGGCCTACACTCTCTGTCATGTCTCGTTACAAGGTGACGCAGCTACCCGACCAGTCGCGCTGGGTGATCCTCGACAAAGAGCTCTACGGCTACTGCACGCTGCCCGACGGCAACGGCAACCTCCTGCCGCTGGAATGGAAGGGCGAGCCGGCCGCGGAAGCCTGGCTCCAGAGCTGCTTCCGGATCTGGTCGAACGGCATCGTTCCGGCGCCTGCGGGATGGCAGCCTCACACCGTCCAGGTGTCTCCGTGGGACCCGTCTTGGTCGGACGCCCAGCACGACGAGATGTGACGGATGTCGCACCTGTCTACTATTGACACTTTTGCCGTCGGTTCCTAAACTGATCTTGTCCGTAAGGGGAACCGTACGCCGCTAGGTGCGGGTCCACGGGCCTGAAAACCCCGTCGCGGGGCCGGAGTTTACGTAGGCCCCCCGCAGATATAGTGGTACATAAGCCACTTGGGGTTTCGTAGTAAACCTCAGGTAGTACGCGCACGCGCGAGTGAAGATCGCTAAAGCGACTTCACGCGAAGTGGCACTGACGGGTGGCGCCCCAAAGTCACTGGACGGTAAACGCAAAAAATCGCCCCCCAAGGCCGAAGCCAAGGGGGGCGAAGTCATGCCGGGCGCGACCCGGCGCGAGACCGGATCACCTCCTGGGTCAGCCCTTGTTGGGCACGACGTACGTGACGCCCAGGGCGCCCAGTACGGCAAGGACGACGGTGACGACGTCACCGGTCGACAGGGAGCCGTCGGCGGTCGCCGTCAGGAGCGTGCCGGTGGCGGCAGCGGCTGCGGCGACGACGGCCTTGGCCATCGAGGAGAGCTTGACGAGCATTTAGTTGTGATCCTTTCGCTTACCGCGGGACCTTGAGCTTGTCCCACGTGGTCTTGCCCGGCCACCCGTCGGCGTCCGAGCCACTGAAGCCGCACTTCCGCTGCCAGGCGGCGTACGACTCCCTGTCGACGTCGGTCCACTGGGGACCGGGGCCGACCTTGTACTTGCCGCACTTCTCGGCGACAAGCCGCTGTCCCATGTGCTCGATCACGGGCGCGTTCGGCTTCCGCTGGAACCACGCGGTGCCGGGGAACGCCTGGAATGTGCCCTGGGACGTCTTGACGGGCGCAGAGCTGGGCGCCGGAGCACTGGTCGATGCCCCGGTGTACGCCGGCCGCCCGAAGCCGGCGATGTCGTGCACGTAGCGCACCTTGCGGGCGCAGACGTTGCCGATGTTGCCTTCGATGGTGTAGACGGTGGCGCCGTCGGTGCCGGTGACGACTCCGACGTGATCGATCGCGCCGATGGACGAGGAGCCGTCCCAGTCGAAGAAGACGACGTCGCCCCTACGGATACCGCTGGCGACGACGCCGTTCGTCATCGCGTGCCACTCGCCGCGAGACTGGAAGGCCTGGGCGTGGGCGACGGTGTAGGCGTACTTCGCGTTGAAGCACACCGGACCCTGGACGCCGGCGTGGTACGCCCAGTAGGTGACGGCCTGGTCGCACCAGGGCTCACCGTTGAGGCCGTACCACTCGGTGATGTAGTTGACGTTGTCGCCGTTGTGCTCACCGACACCGAGGGACTTCTCGGCCTGGGCGATGAACGCTTCGATCTGCGCGTTGCTCACGCCGACACCCCCTCGATGTGCGGGGCGTACACGCCCTTGACGGGCGCACCGAAGGCTTCGGTGAGCCTCTCTTCCTCGTCGGCCGCCGTGGGCGGCGTACGGGGCTCCCAGCCGGCCGGCGGGTTGAACTCCTGCTGGCCGGTATCGGGGTCCCTGACGCACTGCGTGCCCTTCGGGGGCATGTCGGACGGCGGCTCGACGGTCTCGGCGTCGTGCTCCCCGAACACCTTCTCGATGAGGCTCTCGCCCTCTTCCGCGTGCTTTCCGCTCACGAGAGCTTCCCTTCGAACTCGGCGAGCGCCTTGGTGAGCGCCTCGCGCACGGTCTGGCCGGCGTTGGTGAGCTGGTTCAGGGCGGCCTGGACCTGCCCGTGGCGGGACTCCAGGTCGTCGAGCGCCTTCTGCTTGTCGGCCAGTCCCTGCGTGCGTATCTGCTGCGCCTCCAGGACGGCCTGACCCTTGATGCCCTCGGCCTGTGTGGTGGCGTCGGCGACGATGCCGGCGGCCTGGCTCTTGGCGTCCGCGACGTGCTTGTCCGCGGTCTCCTGCGCCAGCGTGAGGATCTTCTCGGCGGAGCCGGCCGGTGAAGCGCTGGTGACGAGCGGGAGCTGCGTCGTGGGCGCCTCGGTCGGCCGGCTCTCCAGGATCCGGATACGGTCCTGGGCGGCGTTGTACTGCTGCTCCAGGACCGCGAGCTGGTCCGCCACCTGGTCCAGGAAGTCGTCGACCTCATCCTGGTCGTATCCCTCACGGAGCCTGGTGGTGGCGAACCGCTTCTTGTTGATGTCGGCGGGTGTCAACATCGATTACTCCTTACTTCCAGTGGTGGTGGCCCCAGTGGTGGTGCCGGTGGTGGTGGTGCGCGACGGAACCCGTCGGCAGCCTCAGCACCTGGCCAGGGAAGATGAGGTCGGGGTTGTCACCGACGACGTCCCTGTTTGCGGCGTAGAGGGCCGGCCACCCGCCGGGAACGTTGTGCTCCCTGGCGATCTTGTCGAGGTAGTCACCGACGACGACCGTGTAGGTACCGTCCGTGCTACTAACCGGGGGCGGAGTAGTAGTTCCATCGCCACCGCCGGTCGACGGGGGCGGCGTGGTGCTGCCACCGTCCGAGGGCGGGGGCGTGGTCGTTCCGCCATCCGACGGGGGCGGGTTGGTATCGCCGGTGTTACCACCAGTGGCGCTACCATCCGCGGGGACGAACGGCGCCGGCCGGACCATGGCGGTACGGGCGGAGGGGCCGCGGCCGGAGCGCTCATCCATGAACGACCAGTTGACGTTCGGGCGCGCGGGGTGCCGGCTGTTCGTCTCGATCAGGTCTTCGCCGTTCGGCCCGATGGGTCCGACGTACAGCGCGACGTGACCTCCCTCGAACCCGTCGTAGGTGACGAGGTCACCCGGGAGCAGGTTGGCTGTCGAGGTGACCAGCGTGGCCTGGGGGCCGACGTTGGACGGGACCTCCTGGGAGTAGGAGTCACGGGCCGACTCGGTGAAGTCGACGCCGCCAGCCTTCCAGGCCTGCGAGGTGAGCCCCGAGCAGTCCCATCCGCCGTCCTGCGGGCCGTTGCCGCCGTAGACGTACGGAAGGTTGTAGCCGATCGCTGCGATGGCGTACTTGACCGCCAGGTCGGCCGGGGAGCCTTCCTTCGGCTTCGGCACGGTGGCGCCGGTGATCGGGTCGAGGGTTCCCGTGCTCGCCGGCGTGGTGGCCGGCGGAGTGGTAGTGGTCGTAGTTCCCGGGGCCGTACCTGGGTTGCCGGGGTTGGCATCCGCCTTGGTCAGGAGACCCTGGCAGGAGCCGTTCGAGAGGTCGCCGGTGTTGAACGTGATGGTCGACCAGGCATCCGGCCCCTGGTCTGCGAGCACCTTCTCGGCGATCGCTATCTGCTGAGCCTTCGTGGCCTGCTCCGCGCTGGGCGCGTAAGCAGTGCCTCCATATGCCGCCCACGTGGACGGGATGATCTGAAGCCCGCCGCCGCCAGGCGCATTCCAGTTTCCGGACGACTCACATGAAGCGAGCTGGTCCCACTGGGATTCGGTGGCGGCAGAAGCGGAACTGGCGAAGGTCGCGGGAACAGCGACAGCTCCAAGCCCAACGGTTGCACCGAGGGCTATCTTCTTCATCGTCGTCGTGTTGGTCGGCTGGCGGTGGCGTCCGTGCGTCACCATTTCACCTTCCTATCACACTGTAAATCGTCACTCCCGCGCTAACTAGCGCACCCAGAAAGCTGGTTGGGAGCATGTAGCGCCAACGCTCAAGAGAACGCAGTCGGTTCTCATGGTCTTCGCGCTGCTTTGCATCCGCTTCTCTGTCGTCGCGAATGCCTTTGAGGGTGGTCTCGATACGCGCCAGCCTTTCGGCGACGAGAATCATCCAGCCCTCAGTACTAGGGACCGCCGGTATTCCCTGCGGTGGAGTCTCGTCACTCATGAGGCTGCGATCAGGGCAGTTCAGTGATCGAGATGATGAAGGGCGATACGTCGAGTCGACCGACCGAATAGCCCTCGTACGGGCCGCCGGTTCCGATCTGAGACTTCGTCCAGGTGATGCTGTCCAGGATTGCCTGCTGCTCCGATATGTCGCCGTCGGAGTACTCGCTCACCGTGGTGAAGTTGGTCCCATCGTTTATCGCCAGGTCGTACCTGTACCTCATTGCCGTCCTCCTACAGGTAGTAGCTAACCCCGTTCAGGGAAATCCAGGTTGGGTTGTTCACGTTGTGCTGGTGGGAGCCGCCGGAATTCGAAGTACCGGCCGCTTCGCCAGAACCAGAACCACCCACACCGACGCTGAAACCGTGGGTGTGATTGGTACCGGTACTTGCGCCGCCGGTGGTGCTCGAACCACTGGCGCTTACGCCGACGTCGACACCGATATCCACGAAGTGGGTGTGACTTCCAGCGGATGCCGGCGAGGTCAGGCCGCCGACCAGGGTCGCTTTACCGTCGGACGTGAAGTCGATCTGGGCGACGTTCGATCCACCCTGGACGTCACGGGCAACAAGCACTGAGCGTTTGGAGGTTGGGCGATAGTCGGGGTCCAGGGCGGCGATTATGTTCGTCCCGGATACGTTCCAGCCACCCCGCCATTCCATCTGCCAGGAACCGTGGTTGAGGATTCGCCGGTAGTAGATGTCGCCGTTGCCGTTACCGCCGTGGGAGCCGGCGGCGAGAGTCGCCCTCTTCCATCCGGTATCGACGGGGCCGACTTCCGTTCCACCGGAAGCTGCCACAGCGCCCAGGATGAGGATCTCCGACTTCTGCTTTGCCAGCAGAACCGTCTGACCCACAAGTGGCGTGTAGTTGTTCATCATCCGGACTTCGTCGACCGAAGTCTGAGTATCGCCCGAGATGTTGAGGCTCACCGTCGGTGGGACGGTGAGCGCGTTCACCTGGGTGATGGTCGCCTTGCGGATGGTGAATCCGGCAGACACGGCCTTATCCACCATGTTGCCCATAGTGGTTGCCAGGTCGCGGAGTTGAATGTCGAGGGCGGTGCTAAGGGCGGCGCTCTCACTGCCGTCTACCGATCCGGTTGGAGTTGTGACAACTATGTCGTCGCTCACGAGATAGCCAGCCTCTCGCGCATTGTCAGGGTCTGGGTATTCGTGCCGCTACCGGCGCCGCCCATAGCGCCCGTAGTGAGGGGCACGGTGAACGCGTCCATTACGTAAAGCCCCTGAACCCCGGATGCGATCCGCTGTACCGCCACCACATCGCCGCCCTCGTATGAGGGATTGACTACGGTGGTGAGCGTCAACTGCGAGGTGTAGCCCAGGAGTAGGGCCAGCTGGGACTGGGCGAGCGTCTGCGCATCCTCTACGGTCTTGACGTTCTGGTCCTGGACGAAGGTGGGCACCTCGCCGTAAGGGCCGTAGCGGTATGTAGGGGAGGCGGGATTCTCATCCCACGCCTCACCGCGGACCGGAGGCTCCTCGTCGCCGACGGATTCCCCTACGACGATCACGCCGTTGAATCCCGGATCGTCCGTGAATACCCGGGTCATGTCGAGCATCGAGCAGTTCTGACCCTCGACGTAGGAGAAGTCGGGAGCAGGAAGGGCGTGGATATCCGGGGGAGGGGAGATGGCGACGCGACCGAGGACGTCGAAATAGATCTCGCAGCCCATGGACTTCGCCAGGGCCGTCACGGCGTCCCAGGGGTCGTCCCCGGCGTCGAACAGCTGCGGCGCCGTGATGGTGAGATCGGTGTCGATGGCGTCGTACTCGGCGTCCGGGAAGGTCCGGACGATGATGTCCTTGATCGCTTGGAGGCAGTTGGTGCCGGCAGCGATGGTGTAGGGAACGGTGAACTTGTCCCTGGAGACCGTCCGGGAACGGTCGTAGCCCTCCAGCTGGATGTTCACCGTTCCCTGGATGCCGGCGGTGATGGTGCACATAGACAGCCGGAAGACGCCCAGGGGGGCGAGCTCCTCGGTGCCGGCCCGGGGGCCGGAGGTGTAGCGGACGCCGCGGTAGGCCCTGAGCTCCGAGCCGTACGGGGTGAGAACCTCTCCGGTCGCCCGGGGCGTCAGGGTGCCGCTGGAGTCGGTGGCGGAACAGGTGATGTGGCGCCGGTACTGGGCCGTTCGATCCACATCAACCGTTCCGTCAGTCGCTTCGAGCCGGATGATCTCCAGGTCGGGGGTGACCAGGTCGACATACGAGATAGCGGTATGGCTGATCGATATCTCGTTGTAGAAGTCGTCCGTCATTCCACCCATGGGGGCCCTCCTAACTAAGCGGGGCCACCTCCTGGAATGTGACCTTTACGTAGCGACGGGGGCGGGATTGCCGCTGGCTCGTCGCGAGGATGGAATTCTGGATATCGCCCACCGGGCGCACCCACCACGTCTTGTCGATGTCCGACTGAAGGATGAGCGTTCGTCCAGACTTGAGCAGATCCATAAGCTGCGGGAACTCCGCTTGCTCACAGTGGATTTCGATCTCCACGCTGTCCGACTTCACGCCGTCGGTGACGACGATCGGGAAGTCGTTGCCGAGCGGCTGGAAAAGCTGAGCCGTGTTGGCGGTGGTGACGTCCATGTCCTTCCACTTGACCGAGATCTGCATGCTGTTATCGAAATTCTGAAGGTCTTTCAGCCACCAGGAATTGGGCTCGAAGATGACCTCACTGGAGGCTGGGCCGAAGCCCGACGAGAAGGTGTCACCCTTGAGACCGAAGGAGATCGTCGCCACTCGGTACCGCCTGGAATTCAGGGGGGCGATGGTGTGGTCGACGTAGAACATCTGGCCGGTGGCCAGGTCATACTGCGGAGGCTGGATACTCTGGCCGAGCAGAGGCTTCCAATCCCCGTAGCCGTTCCCGTTGTTCTCCTGGTATTCGATGATCGGAGTGGACCAGACCGGGTGCTCGGCCCTCGACGTACCCGGCTGCCAGGCAGGTTCCTGACTGGGGTCGGCCAGCGCTCCGAGGAGGACACCGATCTTGTCGAACTGGACGGTGTCGCCGACGCTCCGCCCGAGAGCGGACACGACCGGCTGGATCCTCGTGGTCCCCTCGGGGATGTCGAACACGCCCCAACTCTTCGTCCAGGCTGACGCGTTGAACGCCTGCCCGGCCGCAGACTCACTGCCGATGAGCTGGTTTGCCCGGTAGAACTGAAGGGTCAGCGTCGGGGTGCCGGCGCTGGACCCCAGGAAGCTCGACACCATCGTGACCTTCTGACGCGCCAGCGCGAGCGCCAGCGGGTTCAGGCTTCCGATGTCGATCATCGAGCTGGTGTGGGCGGCGACGGTGCCGCCGGCAGTCGACGCCGCCGGCTTGATGATGCCGATCCATGACGCCATCGAGTTGATCGTGGCGCCGGCCGACTGACCGTAGACCGAGGTGTTGCCGGCCGGGATGACCCCGTTGGAGTCGTACACCGCGGTGGCGAGCCAGGGGGTCGTCGAGCCGTTGTCGTTGTCGACACGCTCCGTCTCGTTGGCGCCCGGCGAGGGGGCCGAGGAGAGCGGCTTCAGCATGGCGATCCATCCGAGGACAGACCAGGCCGAGTCGTCGTCCAGGCGGGCGGACCGGGAGGTGTTACCGGTACCGACAGGGCCGTTCGAGTCCGAGAACTGCATGGTGCAGTCCGGGAAGCCCGACGCGTTGGTGCTGTCGTCGGTGCGCTCCGATACGTCACCCCCGCTCCACGAGTCACCGAAGGCTGTCGTGGACGCGAAGAGGCACAGCCTCCATGCCTTCGAGTTGGTGTTGTTGATCGTTGCCGTGGTGATCGACGACCTGTTGGTGTCGGTGTTGACGTCCTCGGCGACGAATTGACTCGAAGCGAGATCGCAGTTCCTGTAGGCGACAGCCTGCGAGATCTTCGGCTGCCCCCAGTCGGTGTGCGTGCTCGACCAGGAGTTCGGCTCCGAGGCGCCGGCCGTCCGCTTGAAGATCGCGGTCGTCAGGTCACCCGAGTGGGCCGTTCCGTCGCCGGCCGAGATGTGCGTCCGGCGGACCAGCGTCCACCCCGAGGGTGGCGTCACCGAAGTGACGTTGCCGGAGAAGGACACCGCGGCCACCATCAGGTCGCCGCTGACCACGTTGGCCGGCTTGTTGATCGTGTAGCTGTTGGTGTCGGAGGTGGTGTACCACCTCGTTGCCTTGCCGACATAGCTGATCGGGGGAGCTGCGGAGGGCGCCGACGTGTTCGCCGTGAAGCTGCCGCCAGAGGTCGCCTCATTCGAGGCGAAGGCGCACACCCGCCAGGCGTTCGCGTCGGTGTTGAACACCTGCGCCGTCTGGATGAAGGTGTTGCTGTCCGAGCTCGTGGCGACCGCGTCAGCGATGAACTGGTCATCCGAATGGGCAGCACCCGAGTAGGCCACCACGACCGCCGTACGGCGGTTAGAGGAGGTGCTGACGGTGCCCGTGGTCCAGGTGGCGGGGTCGGAGGCCAGTCCGGTCCGCTTGAGGATCCACAGGGATGTGTCGGTCGACGCGTCGTCGATGGACGCCGTGTTCACCGTGGTCCAGCCGTCCGGAGGACTGATGGTCCCGGACTCGGTGGAGGTGACGAACGCGATCATCAGGTCGTTGTCGGCCAGGCCGGCGGGCTTGTTCAGGGTGAAGTTGGTGCCGGCCGTCGGAGTCGTGAAGACCGATCCCGCTGCCCTGAACCCGATCGACGGAGACACACCGATGTAGCTCATCTGGTTGGTCTTCGCGCCGTTGGAGCCCGTACCGGTGGCCGCCACGATCTGCGTGGTGGAAGCCGCGTTGGCGCTCACCCAACTGTCGACCGCGGACTGGGGGTCGTCGCCTGTCGCCAGGAACGAGGTCAGCATGTTCCTGGACGTGTGACCACCGTCCGACCAGGCGGTGTTGGTGCCGTACATCAGGCCCACGTGGTCTACGTAGTGCACCTCACCGTTGGCCGCGCCGACGACCTCCAGGACGACGTGGACGTACTGAGTGCCGGCCGGCGAGGTGCCGGTCGCAACGACCTCAGTCCAGGTGTCGGAAGCGTCGGTGCCGGAGGCGGTCATGAAGCTGCCGAGCTGGGTCAGCTCCGAGTCGTAGAACAGGGCGTAGACGTTCACCGTGCGCCCGGTAGCCCCGGCCAGGAACTGGCAGCGGAGCGTGAGCGGCTGGTTCTCGGCGATCTCGAACCGGTTGGCTGTGGCGTTGATGGTCGCCGCCGACGTCGCCGTCAGCTTCATCGAGGCGACACCGTCACCGAAGGCGTGCAGGGTGTCGCGCGCCAGGGTGCAGTTGGAGCCGCCGTAGCCGAGAGGATCGGAGGCTATCTCGAAGTCCGCCTGCTGGACGCTCAGGAGGTTCGAGGTGTCCTGCATACGGATGGCCGCCGACGAGGTGAAGTTGTCGGGGACGACCGTCGGGATGCCGATGCCGGGGACGCCGGAGATGCCGGCGTTGTTGTCTCCGGGAACGCCTGGCGATGGCGCGTTGACGGTGAACTGCTTGTTCGCCCATGAACTCGTGCAGCCGAACTGGGACTTGGCCCGCACGTAGATCATGTAGTCGTCGCCGTTCAGGGCGGTCGGCAGCGTGAAGCTGTTCGACTCGCCATCCACCGTCGCCTGGAACACCGGCGCGGCAGTGTTCGGGTCGAAGGTGGAGGCGGACGCATCGGTCAGGGTGAAGATCTTGTACTCGGCGCTCTTCTGCGGCTCACCCTCCTGCTGCTGATACGTCCAGGAGATGACCGGCGAGGGGGTGGTGACCGTACCCGTCGGGGACGTGATGGTCACCGAGGGCTTGACGTGGTAGTTGACCTGGAGCTCCAGGCCGTACAGGCGTACCGAGTCGAAGAGGTTGTTGTACGAGAAGAGACGGCAGCGCAGCTTGTTGAGCCGGCTGACGTCCCACGCAAGACCGAGCGGGTCCTTGGTGTAGGTGGCCACGGTCTTGGTCTGGATCGTGCTCGTCGCGTAGATCGTCCGCGTGGTGTAGCGCGAACGGTTGTCGCTGGAAAGCACGTTGACTGTGACCGAACGCGGGCCGGAGCCCGAGTTGCTCTTCAGTCGGATGAGGATCGAGACCGAGTCGATGATCGCCCCGTCGGGGAGGTCGGTGACATCGGTCGGGAACGAGACCTCCGCGCCACCGCGGTACGACGGGCACCGGATGTGACAGTCGTCCTTGAAGGCGCGGAGTACCTCGTAGATCTTCGTATAGGTAGCCGCTACGATCGTCCACCCGTCATTGGATTCGTCCCCAGACGGGAATACGGGGAAAGACAGCGTCATACCTATTTCCTTATGTAAGACGTGAACCAGTGCCCTTGCTGAGCATGATGCGCAGCTTCGGAATTACCTCGCTGTCGAGCTTCTCCACAGCGGCCTTATCGAGATTGCCCGCCACAGAGATGGGCATCGAGACATGGACGCCGCCACCGTGGCCGCCGCCACGAATAGCCTTGGAGAGTTCGTGATTGCTGTCGATTCCTTCGCCGCCCCGGAAATTGATCATTTCCGGACCCTGCTCGCCGACGAGCGCCCAGCCTGAGGTGGCGCCGGCGGTGCCGCTCGCGTAGGCAGCACCGGTCGGGACCCGGCCGCCGTAAACGGCTCGAATGTAGGCCGCGGCAGCAGCCATATTCGCAAGCGGGTCAAGGATGTTGTTGGAAGTTCCAGCAACGTGGTACTTCGAGAAGTTGGGCGGAATGATCTGCATCAGACCCTGGGACGGGATACCGTTCTTGGCGTTGATGTCCCAGGTGTTGATGGCGTTCGGATTACCACTCGACTCGATCTGCATTCGCAGAAGGAATGCATCGATCTGCGACGGGTCGATACCACCCATCTTCATCGCCTGAATGGCCAGAGCGCGCCATGCCTGTACCGACTGGGCGCCGGCCACGGCGTGAGACTCGTAACTGGCCTTGGCCTCGGAGTCCTTTTTCGCGAACCAGTCGATCGCCGACTTGGCGACCTTCTTGGCTGCCGCGACAGGGATCTTGCCGACGTCGCCGCCCTGGTTGAAGGCGTTCAGCGGGCCGAGCAGGGCGTTGATCGCCGTCTCGAAGGCCGCCCGGCCGATGAAGCCGAGCACCGCGCCGCCCAGGTCGCCGACACCGGGGATACCGATGCCGGACAGGCCGGCCGAGCTGGAGGTGCCGGCGCCGCCGGGGTTCTTGCCCGGGGTCTGGCCCACCGTGCCCGACGTCTGGCCGGGGTGGCTCGGGTCGGGTGCCGGGATCTCGGACGGCAGGACGCCACCCGCGGCGAAGGACCAGCCCGGGTTGGGGCCGGACCGGTGCCAGGCCTCCACTCCGCCCAGGCCGGAGACGATGCCGCCGGCCGCGAAGCCGGGGAGCATGTCACTGAAGCCGGCCTTTCCGCCACGACCGTTGGAGAAGTGGTAGTTGGCCGCGTGGACGAAGCCGGCGCCCAGACCGGCGACAGCCTCGGGAACGAGGATGCCTTCGCCGGGGGACAGTGCCGCGGTGACGGTGTCGTTACCGGGCGAGTAGCCGCCCAGGACGCCGCCGCCCTCGAACTGGTTGATCCCGCCGCCGACGATGCCGCCCTTGGCGAAGCCGCCGCCGGGCGTCGTGCCGCCGGGGGCGGTGCTACCGCCGCCGCCTCCGCCACCACCGCCGCCGCCTACGTGCGGCACCGGGTTCTTGCCCCAGAGGTGAAGACCGACCTTTTCGGCGATCGACTCGATGCCGTTGGCGATTCCGTTGATGACGTCGATGACCGCGTTGACGGCATCGGTGACGATGCTCTTGATCTTGTCCCAGGCGCTGCTGGCGACCTTGCCGAGCCCGTCCCAGAAGTCGCTCCAGAGCTTCTTCACGGTCGAACTGAAGGTGTCCCAGATCGACTTGACGCCGTCCAGGAATGTCTGCCAGAGCTTCTTGATCCCGTCCCAGACCGTCTGAGCGGCCGACTTGATGGCGTTCCAGAAGGTCTGCCAGGCTGACTTCAGTGCGTTCGAGACGGTGTTCCAGATCGTGCGGACGCCATTCAGGAAGGTCTGCCACGCCGTTTTCATGGCGTTCCAGACCGTCTGAGCGGCCGTCTTCAGAGCGTTCCAGAACGTCTGCCAAGCCGTCTTCAGCGCGTTCGAGACCGTTGTCCAGACGGTCTTCACCGCGTTGAGGAACGCGTCCCACGCCGTTTTCATGGCGTTCCAGACCGTCTGAGCGGCCGTCTTCAGCGCGTTCCAGAACGTCTGCCAGGCAGTCGTCAGTGCAGAACTGACGGTCTGCCAGACCTGCTGGAGCCCCTGGATGAATGTCTGCCAGGCGGTCTTCAGCGCGTTCCATACAGCCTCAGCCGCAGTCTTCAGCGCATTCCAGAAGGCGCTCCAGGCGGCAGTGAGGGCGCCGGAGACCGCCTGCCACGCCGTGGTGAAGGCGGTAGCTACCGCCTGCCACGCCGTCTTCAGCGCGTTCCAGACAGCCTCGGCAGCCGTCTTCAGTCCGTTCCAGGTGGCGTTCCAGGCGGTGGTGATCGCGCTGGCCGTCGCACTCCAGGCCGTAGCGAAGGCGCTGGCGACAGCGCCCCACGCGACCTTCAGCGCGTTCCAGACAGCCTCGCCGGCGGTCTTCAGTCCGTTCCAGGTGGCGTTCCAGGCGGTGACCATCGCGCTGGATACGGCCTGCCATGCTGTACTCAGGGCGGACACCGTGGCCTGCCAGGCAACCTGGAGGGCCTGCCAGACGGCCTCGGCGGCCGTCTTCATGGCGCCCCACACCGTGGACCAGTGCGTGACCAGCTCGTAGATGCCGATAGCGACAGCGGCCAGGGCGAGGACGACGAGACCGATGGTGGCGATGAGCGGAAGCGCCGCGGCATCTACGCCGAGCAGCGAGGCCGCGAAGGCGGTCATGCCGCCGCCGCCAGTGAAGGCCGCCATGCCGGCGGCTTCGCACGCCGCCGAGAGGGCTGCGATGCCGCTGCTGATCGCCTGGACGATCATCATGCCCTGCATGGCGGACTTCCAGAGCAGCCATGCGTCAGCGATCGCTTGAATGACCCCCGGAGGCATTGCCCCGATGATCTGGAGGAGGGCAGTCGACAGAAGGAGCGCCTGGGGCGCCATTCCGGAGAAGGCCGATCCCACGCTCTTCAGGGCGCCCCCGAGGGCGCTGAAGAAGTCCTTGATGGCAGGGCCGTTGTCGTGGACGTATTGCAGGAACTTCTGAAAACCCCCACCGTCGGCCCACGCCTTCAGGTTCGAGGAGCCCTCGGCAAGCACCTTGATGAGTTGCTGCCCGAGAGGCAGGAAGGCGCGGAAGCCGTCACCGAGAACGGTTGCAACGTTCTTGCCGATGGTTATGAATTCCTGAAGCGCCGGGACGCCGTTTGACTTCAGTAGATTGATCCAGCCATCGAGCTTTGTATCGACCCAATGCTGAAAAGCTGTGGCAAGACCGTTGGCGAGAGGGGTAACCGCAGAAACGAGGGGGGCCAGCTTACCCACACCCTCGGCCAGGGCGTTTATGAACCTGGCAGCGACACTAAGGGTTTGGCCCTGAGTTGCACCAATGAATTTGCCCCAGGCGGTAGTTAGATTCTGTGTCGCATCAAGGAAGGCCTTTTGAGCCGGAGTTGCATTGGCTACGACGTGGTTGTACTCGTCTTGCAGCTTGTTGACTTCCTTCAGCTGCTTGCCGTACTGGTCGGTTCCTGGCGTCATTTCAGCCAGGACCTTCTTCGCCTCGCCCAGCTGCTGAGAGAGGCCAACGAGTCCGGTGTTCGTGTTATCTATGGCCTGGACGGCACCCCTCAGGGCGACACCCCACACGCCGGCCGCGCCTGCTGCTGCGGCGGATGAGGCCGCGAGGCCACCCGCAACGGCTACCAGCCCCGCGCCAAGGGGGACCAGAGCCGGGCCGAAGGAGGTGGCAGCCGCTACAGCCAGCTCGATGCGCCCGGACCAGGAGTTGAGGTTGTTGGTGCTCCTCTTGGTGCTGTTGTCGAAGTCGTCGATGTCGCGGCGAGCCCGGCGGAGGCCACCACCGTCATACCTGGAGAAGATCTGGAATGTCAGGCTGGTGATGGTGGCCATTCCGCGCCCCTTCCGCTATTCAGTTTTTAGAAATGAGTGGTTGGGCGCCGGTCGCCGCCATTGCATTGACAATCCGGCGGGCACGTCCCCTCCTGCGGGGCTATCCATTCCTCGCTGAAGTCGAGATCCCTTTCGGGCTTTTCCTCGGGGACGTCGTACGGGCGGGGATAACGTATGGGCTTTCCTACCGGACCCTGCTCTTCGTCTTCCTTGACGAAGTTGGCCTGACTGAACATGTAGGCGAGGAGCTGGAGTTCCTCCTGGATGCTCGCCATCACCTCGAAGTGGTGGCGGCTGTCGAGGTATCCATGGACCTTCTCGTAAGCAATCCAATGGGCGTACTCACGGGAATCCATCGTCGCCAGCATTTGCTTGACAGTCAGGCCAAGCATCGCTGCTAGTCGGTGCTTGAATCCGAGTCGGTAGTCTCGTCGAAATCCTCGGCCAGCTCCTCGATGTCTTCCTCCGTGAAGCCGTTCAGCTCCTGGCACTTCTGGAAGAGGAAGTCGAGGGCCTTCGCTGATTTATTGCCGAGCCGGGCGACGTCACCCGACTTGAAGATGAGCTCACCGTCCTTGTTGACGATGCAGCGCGCGACCAGGCGGGCGCGCAGGTTGGCGATGTTGGGACGCTGCTTGCCCCGCTTCATCTCCACGGTGGAAGCCTCGAACTCGTCACGCTCGGCGGCGCTCATGACGCGGAGGCGAACCTTGCGGTTGTTCCACATCGGGACGGTGACGACTTCGACTTTCCGGTCTTCGATGCCCCACAGATCGAACGGGTCATCGATGAACTCGTCGTTGACCTCGGGGACTTCCTGGTTCTGGCTCATGTTCAGTTGTCCTTCTTTGCGGGATGCGGGTTTAAGGACCGGACGAGGGCACCCGCGAACACCTCGTCCGATCCAGTCAGTTGGCTAACCGATGTCGCTAGCCGTGTTATCGAGCGTCCTGCTCAGGCGGTCCTCGAAATCCTTCTCGCCGTTCTCGAACGTCTCGCGAAACCAGGAGCCGCCCTCGTTCCGGTACCAGTGATGCCGGTTACCGAAAAGGGGGTGAGTCCATCCCTCTGGCCGGTCAAGCCCGAGCGGGATGTTCCGCTCGTCGAACTTGTCCATACCGGAGTTGACTTCGACCCCATCAGCTGATTCCGAAACCTCCACACCGGCGGCGACTCGCTCGCGCAGGCCCGTATGCTTGGACCCGTGAACCGGAAGGGAGCGGACCTTGTTTCGGGCCTCCTCGGCTTTCGCCTCGGCTTCCTCCCGGAGGTCAGCTCTGAACTTGTCGGGGAGCTCAAGTTCGGCCTTTTCCAATTCAAGCGCGGCCTTTTTCCACTCCGGGCCTACGATGATTACGAGCTCCTCACCACCGGCCATGGTCAGGAGGTGGCGCGAGCGATACCGGAGCGCTGGGCGTGGATCTTGACCTTGGTGTCGGACAGCTCGCCGACCTTGCCGGCCAGCGGCTGGTAGTCGAGCAGGATGCAGGTCGCGCTGTACTCGGGGTTGCTCGCCGAGGTCGCGGCCGAGGTGGGTCGCACCTTGACAGTGAACTCCGTCTCCAGGTCCCACAGGGGGTACAGGATCGCGTCGACCGAGCCGGCCGAGTAGTCCTGCTGGAAGGTGATGGTGAACATGTCGTCCTTGAGGCCCGCGGCACGCTCACGGCCGTCACCACCGAAGTTGGTGGTGTTGATCTCATCCTTCTTGAGCTCGATCTCGACCGAGGACACGTGCGAGGACAGCGGGTTTCCGTCGACCTCGATGTAGCAGTCCCGGAGAACTACTTTCGCCATTTGGCTTTCTCCTTGTTCAGTTGTTATTCAGTTGTGGGCTGCTTTTGAGGTCAGCCGGTCTGGATGACCGCGGCGGTAACGCTGGTCGCAAGGCTGACGGTTACGGTGCAGCGACCGACGCCGGCGTTCGCGGAGTCGACATACTCCTTGCGGAGCGGAAGCCATACCTCGTCGCCGGCGGCGACCGCGAAGGTCGGGTCAGGGGTGGGCTGCCCGTAGCTGGTGTTGCCCGGCACGGTGATGCCGACGTTCACGGATGCGCCGGAGCCGTTCCTGACGACGACGAAGGTGTTGTGGCCGTTTCCGACTTCAGCGGTGTTGCTGGTGCCGACGGTGTCCAGGCCGAAGTCAGGGGCAGTGCCCGCGTCCACGACCTTCTGAGTGGTAAGGTCTGCCATTTCCGGCGGAATCCTTTCTAGATGACGGACCCATCTGTGTGGATCTCTAGCTTGAGAACTGCGCCTACGTGTTTCGTTCTGGCTGTCTCGAAGCCACCGCCGTAGGCCTTCACTCCGCGCACGAACACCGAAGTGTCGTCCAGGAGCTGATAGTTGTCTTCGATCGCCGCCCTTACCGCACTCAGTCCGCTGCCACTGACAAAGTCGTCCAGTAGTTCAGCGGCGTTGGCGATATCGGCGCGGCCGACGAGGATGAAGAGGTCGAACTTCCACACGTCATCCCCGCGCGACATAGCGCCGGCGAAATCTGCACCGTCCGGGCGGATTATCGCCGCCGGGAACTGGAAGACGTCCGGGATGTTCTGATAGACGTTCAGCTCTTCTATCTCGTCGTCGATGACGTTTGCCAGGGCTATCCTGATATTCGCGAGTGAAGACATCTCAGGCCACCTGGATCCGGTTGCGGGCATAGCGGGAGAGCTTCAGGCGTGCCTGAGTTCCAGCACCGCTGGACGGCCCGGAAGGTCGAAGGGTCACTCCGTACTGGTCGGCCATGACGCCGTACGGGCTGTCCTTCTGCTGGTAGGTATCCGCGGCGAGAATCATCGTCGCCGCAAGGACGTCGGCGGGGACGCTTTCCCATCCCCACTTTGCGGTTACGCGAAGGCGTGCCCACCGGGGGAACATCGCCCAGGTGTTGCGGATCTGTACCTTGTTGTACGGCCAGCCTGGGGTTCCGTCGACAACCCCATTCAGGGGGAATACCTCGTAGTCGATGGGGTCGACCGTCTGGAAGTTTCCACTACCGTCGGGGTCGAATTCGACAGTAAGGCCGGCCAGGTCGTAGAAGTCATCGACATGGAAGACGATGCCCCGGAAGGGGTTCGGCCTGCGATGAGTGTTCTCGATCTGGTATAGCCTGGCCGTCGCCGAATCCGCCTTGTTGAATTGGCGGTTACATATGCGCTCGACTTCCCTACTGGCCGAGGAGCACGCCGTTACGAGGGTTTCCTCGTTACTGATCTTGTTCGGCTTGATCCCGAGGTATTCCTTCAGGTCGTCCGACTCGACGTAGTTGTCACCGAGCGCCATCTAACCTCCAAAGGGAGAGGCCCCCGCCGGAACGGGGGCCTCAATTAGCGGGTTGATCAGGCGGTGTTGTCGCCGACGATCAGGCGCCGGAAGGCGTTCGGGATGAGGATCTTCGAGTTGTTCATCCAGTACGTGTAGACACCACGCTGACCGGTCGGGCGACCGGTGGTGGGGTCGAGCACGGTCGGGACCATCTCGACGGACATGCCGATGCGGTCGACGATGAGGAACTGCTTGAAGTCACCGAAGATCGCCAGACCCGCCGGCGCACCGAAGCCGTCGGAGTCCGCGGTGGCGGAAGCGACGGACGGCATCGCCGTGGAGCGGTAGGTCGGGTAGTCCAGCAGGCGGCGCGGGGTGGCGTTGGCCAGGTTCTCCGAGAACAGGTTGTTCATGGAGCCGCCGGTGCCGTCGGTGGCCAGCTGGCGCACCTTGTTGTAGAAGCTCTTGTGCGCGAGCCAGGAGGCGTTGCCTTCCCAGCGGGCGTCCAGGGCCTCTTCGAGGTTGTACAGGTCGAGGGCGGTGACGCCGGAGGCCGCGACCGCCAGCTCGACGTCGGAGGCGCCGGCCGCCGTGGTGCCGGGAAGGGAGCCGTTGACGCCGCCGGGGGCGGTGCCGGAGCCGTTGCCGGTGATGAAGGAGTTCTCCTCCTGGCCCTTGGCGTCGACCAGCATCCGGGTGATCTCCGAGCGGAGGGCGCTCCAGCTCAGGTCGATCTCGATCGAGAAGACCGTGTAACCCTGGACCCGGTTGGTCCGCAGGGTCGGCTGGGCCAGCGTGAAGCTGGCGTCCGGGGCGACGTCGGTCTCAGCGCCACGGGACACCGAGGTACCCGAGGACGTGACACCCTGCCACTCCTTGCCCACGATCGTCTCGACCCGGGCGAGCTCACGGATCGGGTTGACGACGCCGGCCGAGGTCAGCATGACCGTCGGGTCGAGCTGGAACGGCACCGCGTAGCCACCGCCGGTGTCGGAGCCGCCCACGCCCAGGTGCTGGGCGCGAAGCAGTGCCTGGCGCTCCTCCTGGGTGCACCAGGCGTCGGAGCCGTGGCGCAGCACCTTGGTGAAGGCGCGCTCGTAGTCGCTGCCGCCGGTGAGCAGCATGCGCTTGGCCAGCTCGCGACCGGAGTTGTCGACGGTGAGCAGCAGCTCCTCCGCGCGCTCCTGGGCCGCCTCCTTGTCCTTCACGCCGAAGGAGGCACGCTCGATGGCGCGCTTGGCGTTCTCGGTGCAGCGCTCCAGGAAGTCGTCGCCGGAGTACGACATCTTGCGGATGTCGTCCAGGTCGAAGATCTCCTCGCCGCGGGAGGTGTGGACGGCGGGGGCGCCCTTGTCGGAGCCCTTCTCCTTGGTGCCGGCCTCGCCGAGGTCGCCGACCAGCTTCATGCGGGCTTCGGCGCGCTCGATGTCCTTGAGCAGGGTCGCGCGCTCTTCGGCCTTCGCGTCCCACTCGGCCTGACGCTCTTCGGAGAGCGCGGCGTCGCCGGCCTCGTCGTGCATCGCCCGGAGCTCCTGAATGAGCTCAGCCAGGCGGGCCTTCATCTCTTCGAGATTCACTTTTCAGTTGTCCTTTTTCGGTTGTTTTGCTCAGATGCCGTTGAGCGCCATCCAGCGCTCCCTGGCGTTTTGGGACATGCCCGTCGAGGTGCCCGCCTGGGCGGCGTCGTCCGGGCCTTCTTCGCGGGATTCGCCGGCGTCCTCGGCCCCGTCGGGCTGCTCGGAGGTGGCGTCCTCGCTGGTCCGCTCCCCGTCGGGAGCGGAAGTCTGGTGGGGGTTACCGAGACAGCGGCAGCTCTCGGAGCCGTCGCACTCGTCGTCGGCCAGGTTGCGGCCGACGTATTCCATGACCTGCTCGGCGGTGTAGCCCGACTCTTCGAGCTGGTCGACCGCGGAACGAAGGCCAACAGAGGTCTGCGTGTAGGCAGGGAAGACGACCGGGCCGGCCTCGATCATCCGGACCTCTTTGATGGTCCGCTGGAGTGGCCCGCGCTCCTCGCCGTTCACGTCCTTGGTGTCGCCCCAGAGCATGTCCTGAAGCTCACGCTTCGACGTGATCTCCTTGCCGTTCTTGTCGGTCCAGGAGTCGCGAACGACACCGAACTTGATCGACATGCCGGAGACGGCGCCGGACTCGATGGCCTGGCGAATCGGTTCTGCATGATCGAACAGCTCGCCCTCGACGTAGAGGCCCTGAGGGTCCTCGCGGAGAGTGGTGTAGTTGCCGATCGGCAGGGAGCCGAAACGGGCGTCGCGGCCGTGGTCGAACTGCATGACCGGCTTGCGCTCGGCCAGGGTCTTCGTGAAGGCGCCGGGCGCCATGCGCTCGGTGAAGGAGCCCTCCCAGGACCTGATCTGCGTGTCCTGATTGAAGACGGCGGCATACCCGACCAGCTTCTTGCCGGTGCCCTCTCCGTCTGCACGCTCTTCGAAGGTGAAGTCGACCGTCCTCGAAACGAGGCCGTCGAATAGCTTCCTCTTGGTCATCGCAACCTCCTTAAGTGGTCGGCTTCTTGGGGGCTGCGGCCTTCTTCGCGGCAGCGGCCTTCTGCTGGTTCTGGAGTGGGGTCGCCTTGGCGCCAGTGGTGCCGCCTACCGGCTTCTGGTTCTGGCCACCGGCCGGCCGACCCTTCGCGAGGTTGGGCGGGGTGTTCGGGTTCTGCTTGGCCGGCGTGCCTGCCGCGGTCGTCTTCGGCGCCCCGTAGTCGGGCTGATCCGGAAGTGGCGGCTGGAGCTGGACGCTGAACAGGCCGGTGTGCTTGAGATCCGCCCAGTTGCGCGTCTTGAGGAAGGTGATGATCGATTCCGGCGTGTAGCCGTCCTGGATCAGCTTCGTCGCGATGGTGGCTTCCTCGGAGAGCACCTTCACGCGCGACGTCTCGTCGTCCTGGAGGAAGGCAACGTTCTTGTCGTCGTACCAAAGCCGCTTGCTGGCAGGGACGTTGAGGAGTGATTCGTAGGCCGCGGCGACGGTGCGCCACATCGGCCGCATCCGGATGTCACCAAAGGCCTTGATCGCCGACTTGAAGTTGCCGGCGTTCAGGGAGGAGCCCTGCATACCTTCGGACAGGCCGACAACGACGGGGTGAATGCCGGCCGCGGCGGCGATACGGGTTTCGCCGGCGCCCTGCGTCTTCTTGAAGTCGAGCTGGGCGAAGTCGTGGCTGAGCGGGGTGACGTCCGCGCCACCGCCGAGGTACAGGGTCGAGTAGGCGTTGTCGACGCCGGCGTGACCCTCCTCCAGAGCGGAGACGAAGTCTTTGAACTGGTCGGCGGTGACGGTCTCCTTGAAGGAGACGGCCATGTTCGGGGTCGCGCCGTTCTCGAAGAACTTCAGCTTGTGAGTGGTGGCGGCACCGTCGGCCTGGATCTCGCGGAGTACCGGAGTTATCCAGCTCATGCCGCGGTACTGGGCCTCGGGGTCGGGGATCGGCGCCCAGTGCGCGATCTTCCCGTTCTCACCGGTGACCGGGTAGATGGCCCACTGCTTGCGGTCCTCGGTGTTGCCCGGCTTGTAGATGTAGCCGACGACGTCCGACTGAACGGCCAGCGTGGGGTCGGCACTGAGGATGATGTCCACCCAGTCCGGGCGGAGCCGGCGCAGACGCTTACCCTCGCGGACGACGTAGTGATTGCCGGCCAGGTCGGCATCCTGGATCGCCCGGGACAGAAGGTCACCGGTCGTGCCGTTCGGCCAGGGGGTTTCGAGGATGGAGAGCTCGTCGGTCCAGTCGAGGTCTTCCTGCGGAGACCCCTTCGCCATGGTCTGCCACATGAAGCGGGCCTCGGTGAAGACCATCTGGCGGGCCACGCAGCAGGAGAAGACGACCGAGTTGGATTTGAACGCCCCCTGGACATAGCCCATGAAGTCGTTCTCGATCCGCTCCATCCTCCCGCTGTTGCCGAAGCTGTTGATGCGGAACGGTACGAGCTGGTTGTCGAACTTGAAGTAGGACGCCCACTCATCCATGGAGAGGCGCTGTTCTTCGACTTCCTTCTTGCCGAAGATTGTCGACCAGAGGTTAGCCATCATCGCCTCCCTTCTCGATGTCTATGAAGCCGGCGAGCAGAATTCCGAGGCCGCCGCCGGTATAAAGCCCTATCGGACCGAATTGCCAGGTGACGCCCGTCATTGCGAGCAGATAGAAGAGGACTTGCAGGAGAAGAACCTGCGCCTTGCTCACTCTTACCTCCTGTAAACCCACGGGGCTGACGCAGGCTGCTCGTTGTTCAGCTTGCGATATCCCCATGCGGCGAGAGTGGCGCTCACGAGAGGGGAGATTTGAGATGTGGAGTTCTTCTTGTCCCACACCCATTTGCTGTCACCCAGGTCGCGCTTATCCGCGCCGGAGACGGCAGTGGAAAGCGACTTCTGGCCGATGTGAACGATCTTCGGGACTTCCCCTTTTCGCGGCACCACGCCGACGTGGAATTCACCGCAGGAGACCGCGTACTCGTTCGCCTTTGGCGAGAGCACGGTGATGCCGAAGTTCTCCAGCTCCTCTATGAACGAAGAGGCCTGGTCGGTCTGGCTGATGATGACCGCGCTCGGCTTGAGCGACGTCCAGAGCTGACGGATCCGGGAGGTCACCCAGTCGGTGCCCTGCCGGTAGTCCTCGGTCCAGACGCCGGCGCTATTCTCGCTGCCCGTCACCTCGACGTGGAGCATGCCCTCGTCGTTGATGCCGGCCGCGGTGATGCAGGACCACTTCCGGTCCTGGGAGACGTCCACAGCGAGCGTCCAGATGTTCTTCCGGCCGCCCATGAGGATCTGGCTCTCGGGCTGCTCCTGGCGCTGCCAGCTGGCCTCGTCGATGACGCTCCAGGCGTCACCCTCGACCGGCCACCGGCCGACCGACAGGCGCTCGACCTTGAAGGCGTCCTCAGACATGGCCCGGCGCTCGTTGGCCACCGTGTCGTACGAGATGCGGATCCCGTAGCCGGGGTTGGCCTTGGCCCAGGTCTCCTCGTCGTCCAGGTCGTCGTGCTCTTCGCAGCCGGGGAGGCACATGTCGTCGCACGCGTCGGCCGACCATTCCGCGAAGAAGAGGAAGGGGTCGAGCTCGCCGCTGAGACCCTTCATGGCCCGGCTGCGTACGCGGCCGAACTCGAAGGCGTCCTCCAGGCCGGCGGAGCCGGTGTACCAGATCTGGGGGTTCGGCTGGGCGGACAGCGTCGGCCGCAGCGCCATCATCGACTCCTCGTCGAGGAACATCGCCTCGTCGAGGACGACCAGCTGCGGGCTGAAGCCACGTCCGAGCTTCTTGGTACGGGTCTTGAAGAGGAGGCGCGCACCGTTCTTGAGCTCGATGCGCTCCTTGCCGTTCGCCTCGTAGCAGCCCTTGAGCTCCTTGTTGAGGCTCGGCGTGTCCTGGATTAGCGAGGCGACGCGCCGGAAGTGCTCACCGGAGGTGGCGAAGTCCTGGGCGGAGTGAATGATGGTCTTCTCGCCGAAAAGGAAAAGGCCCGCCAGTTGGCGAGCCTCCAGGATCGATCCCTTTCCGTTCTGTCTTGCTACCACCAGGCCCACATCCCTGGCGGCCCACATCCGTTCGTACTCCTTCGTGAACGGGTTGTGGTAGGTCTCGCTCCGCTGCGAGCAAGCCTGCTCCAGTACCCACTGCTGCCAGGGGTCCAGATTCAGACCGGCCATTGCGGCGAGGTCTATCGCCTCACGACCCAGAGTTGAAATTCCCATAGCCGGGGGGTGATTGATCCGGGGCCGCTGGTGCCCGAGACGCCTTCCGTTGCCGTATGCGCTCAAGATCGTTCACCTCCCCTGAATTCGGATCCGGGATCGCCTCGATGTCGTCCAGAAGCGTCTTCAGGCGCAGGACGAGGGAAGCTGTATCGCCAGTGCGGAGCTGCGACATGCGGCATGTCTTGCAGCGATGACCTTCGAGCTCGTGGGCGACGAAATCCCGCAAGGCGATGAGCTTGTCGCGGTAGTCGCCCTTCTTCATCGCCTGCTCGACGCTCTCGCGTTCGGCGAAGTACTCGGCTTCGTCGTTCACTTGACCTCCTAGAAGGCGACCAGGACGCCGCAAGAGTCGTAAGTACTGGGTGCCGCAAACGGGGGTTGGAGAAGGCCGGTCCAGGCGGCCTTGGTCCCAACTGTTCCGCCACCGGTCGTGGTGGCCGCACCCGAGGTTCCGCCAGACGCGTTGACGGTTCCGTTGGAGTCGACAGTCGCCCCGATCGGGCGATAGGTGTCAGAGTTTCTGGCGTCAGCGACGCGCTGGGTGTCGGCTGGACTATATGAACCGAAGGTGTAAACGGCCGAGTTGACGGTATGCCCCGCGAAGAATGAAACCCGCCACAACCCACTGGTCGAGTCCGTAAGGGTGGCCGAAGTAGCCGTTCCGCCGCCTGTTGTAACCCCTGATTGCCCGTGCTGTACGAACGGGGTGGTGGTGTCGGTGCCACGGTAAGCTGAGCAGAGATAGAGGCTACTGCCGGTTGTATTCGAGTCGGCGGTGACGCTGTAGGTACTCTCGCCGGCCGCAACAATGTGCCAACGGACCTCGTAGCCCATATTGCCGCTACTGCCGCCATGATCAGCGTCCAGGAGTGTCCAGCCGGAAGGCCAGGTAAATGAACCGGCACTGACCGCCGTCGACTTGGTGGACATCACCATGGCCACGAGGAGGTCCCCGGTGGTCGCCGAAGTTGGCTTAGTGATGGTTACGGCGCTGGAGTTGAGGACAGTCGCTGAGGTTGATGTTGCAGGAAAGGAGATGGCCATCGACTACCGCCAGACCCCGACGTAGTCCGTGGTGAACGTGAAGGCCGAGCCTGAGGGCTGCGGGTGGTAATACCCGTCGCTCAGGCTCAGGTTGAGGTTGATGTAGGCCAGGAAGTCCGACCCGACGCCCTCGCCGTCCTGATAGACGCGCGCGCCGTTGACGTACCAGTCGCAGGACGTCTCACCGAGGAGCGTGCCGATCGTCACCCACGTGTCGTGGGCTATCGCGCCGGAGTCGGTGTAGTCGGTACCCGACTCGTTGACGTGGTTCGACAGCTCCAGGAGGTGAGCGTTGTCCGGGTGGTACTCGAAGATGTCGACCTCGCCGTGGCCGCCCAGACTGCCCGACCCCCACGTCCAGAGCGCAGGCCATGCGCCGGACGCCGCGGGGAGCTTGAAGCGCCCCTCCAGGTAGTCGCCGGTCTGGACCTGGAAGCCGCCGCCGGTGACGCCCTCGGTGGTCAGGAAGGCCGTGTACCAGGCCTCCTTGGTGCCACCCTGTGGGAATCCGGAGATGGTGAAGCCGGCGTCCTGGGCGGTGAACACGCAGTTGCCGCCGGACGAGGCGACCTGGCCGGTGTGGAAGTAGTCCACCTTGTGGTCGCCCGGGTTGTCCGGGCCGTTGTTCGGGAACGAGCTGGTGTTATTGATCCGCCATTTCGTGGTGTCGATCGTCGTCGCGAAGTCGTCATAGAAGACGTTCGACTTGCCCAGTCGGGTGTCACTGCCGGTGCCCGAGGCGCTTACCGCGACATGCCCCAGCGTCGCCGCCAGTGACCCGGAGGCCTCGGTTCCGCCGCCCGAGCACTGGGCGCCCAGGATGCAGGAGAAGGAGCCGGTGACGCTGTCGCCCTCGCTGCCGGCCAGGCTGGCGGTAACGTGGTTCAGGGTGCAGCCGAAGCTGCCGGACGCCGCGGTACCGCCGGAGGCAGCGGCCAGGACGAGGGTGAGCTCGGAGACCTCGGACGAGTGGTTGACGGTCATGTTGCCGCTGGCGGTCGACGTGGAGTCCGAGAGCGCCATGCCGGCGCCGTAGTCGGACGAGCCGGCCGAGGCGTAGAAGGACGCCACCCGGGAGGTGCCCGGCATCGTGATCGTCAGGCTGGCAGTGCCGGAATCCGGCCTGGCGCCGCCGATCATGACGCTCACGCCGCCGGTGGCGATGCCGGTGGGGGCGGCGACGGCCTTCGAGGTGACGTTTGACGCCGTCGTGCTGCCGGTGTTCGTGATCGGGCTGGTGTTGTCGACGCCGGTATACCGGGCGATCAGCGCGGTGATGTCGTCGATGGTCGGGCTGAAGGAGAGCGAGTAGCTGGAGCCCTCGCTGCTCGCGATCTTGTACCAGACCCACAGGGCTGAGCCCGTGCTGCCCACGTAGGGCGAGCCCGAGACCGCGGTCCAGCCGGACGGTGCGGTGACCGTGGGGCCGGACTGGGAGGTCGGCGAAGTCTCTACCGCGAGGATGAGGAGGTCGCCGTTGGCGGTAGAGGCCGGCTTGTTGATGCTCAGCGAGCCGACATAGGTATTCGAATGACTCGCCGTGCTTGACGTGCCGAACGCTACGGCCATGGAAACTCCTAAGTGACGTTCGCCCAGAAGGTCACAGACATGTCCGAGGGCGTGGTTCCGACGGCCGTGACGTTGACGGTGAGGGTGTCGCCGGCGGCCAGTGACAGGCTCTGTGTCGTGTGCCCGGAGGACGTGGTGACGTTGAGCGTGGAACCGTCCGAGCTACCGCCGTTCTTCGACGGCCGGATGGTCGTGGTGCCGCTGCCGGCGTTGAGGATCGCGTACATGTCGACGACGGTCATCGCCACCGGGGCGACGAACTTGGGCAGCTTGACGCCGGTGGTGACAGTGCTCGACAGGAAGAACGGGATGGCGACCGAGTTGGTAAGGTCAGCCTTCCTGACCAGGTCGGTAGAGCCGCTCGCCGCGGGCCCAAGTGACTTCATGGCCATGCGGGTTGGGCTCCTTAGCCGATGACGGTTGCGCGTATCGCGTTGGACGCCGGCGCGGTCGCGAAGGTGAGAGTGACGTTGTTCGAGTCGGTGGCGACCCAGTCCGTGATGAACGCCGAGTCGTCCGCGGTGAGCCGGAGCGTGACGCTGACGTCCTTGGTGCCGAGGTTGTGGTTGACCGTGATCGAGGTCGATGAGCCGTTGCCGTAGGTCTGCGAGAACTTCCGGGCGACAACCGAGGTGTCGACCTTCAGACCACTGGCCGAGTTGGACAGGCCGGAGCCGGTGTCGAGCTTGACGGACAGGGCCGAGCCGCCGCCGCCCTGGAGGCCGTTACCGGCTGCCGCTGCGGCGATCCGCAGGGCGTCGCTGGAGACTTCCAGGCCCGTCGCGGAAGCCGTACCAGTCTGGACGTCCAGGACGCCGGAGGTGAGGGCCAGGGCGGCGCCGGCCACCTGTGAGGCGAGGGAGACGGCGTCAGCCGAGACGGTGATGGAGCCGTCCGTGTTGCCGACGGCCAGAGCGGAGCCGCCGCCGCCGGTGAGGCCATTCCCGGCCGCGGCGGTGGCGATCCGGACGTTGCCGCCAGAGACCTCCAGGCCGGTCGCGGAGGCGGTACCCGTGGAGACGTTGAAGGTGTTGGCCGGCGACTCGGTCAGGCCGCTGCCGGCCGTGTAGGTCGATCCGGCGCCACCGAACTGCACCCAGTTCTGGGCGGTGGTGCCCAGGGTGGCGACCTCGGCGGTCTGCGTGAAAGCCTTGTCGCCGCCGGCGGATCCCTCCGTGACGAACACGGTCGCCGACTTGCACTCGGCCGCGGTGTCCATGTCCCCGGCGCGCGTCAGGGCCACGGCGGAGCCGTTGAAGACGTAGATGCCGTTCTCGGCCGCGGTCGTCTGGTTCTTCAGAAGGATGCGGTCGTTTGCCGAGATCGTGACCGTGTCGAAGGTCGCGGTGCCCGGGTTGGAGACCGTGACGTTCGCCGTAGACGCGACACGCACCGGCTGCTTCCAGGCCAGGCCCTGGAGGTTGTTATCGACGTACGCCTTGGTGGCGAGGTCACTCGAAGACGATGGGTCGGCCGCGTTCTGCGCCCGCTGACCCTGAAGGTCTATGCCGTTACCGAACTTCTGAGCCATTAGCTAATAACCGCCTTTCCCGATGTCGGGGTCGCAAAAGTTATGGACACCGTGTTCGGGTCCGACTGGTCTGTATCTGAGATGATTTCGTCACCGGAGTCGTCTACAACGCGTACGAAGGCAATCCGGTTCAGGTTGTGCGTGATGGTCCAGGTGGCGGCCGGCACTGACTGCGTGTGCTCGATTACCGAACCGCCGGCGGCCCCGGGAACACCCTGCGGCCCCTGAATTCCCTGGGGGCCGGCGGCCGTCAAAGTAAGACCGCTGCTTACCTTGGTGACTACGACCTTTGTGTCTTCCTGGACGACGACGAGCTCTTCGGGCTCGCTCACCGGGTCACCCCCAGCGAAACCGAGGCCTTGCCCTCCAGGAGCCGGGTCACCTCGCCGCCGGGGGATTCCACCGTGAGATCCCAGTCGGCGGCCTTGAAGACGAGCGGAGAGGTCACCGACGGGGCCAGCTTGATGCTGATGACGCCGCTGCCATCCAGGGTGCCGATCGTCTCGCCTGTCGCCAGGTTGTCGGAGTCGAAATCGACCAGGGTTGACGCCGATTCCGCGGTCTGTCGGACCTGGAAGCGCACCCGGAAACCCGTAAGGTCGATCGGGTTCCCGTCGGGGTCGTTCCAGGTGACATACAGGGGGAAGGTGGCCCCCTGCTCGATTACGATGTTGTGCTTGGCAGCCACCCTTTCACCCTTTCCGCTACTAGACGCCGGGCGCGAGGAAGATGAGGACGGTGCCGGGAACCGGGTCGTGGAGCGGACCTTCCTCGCCCTCGCCGGGGAAGAAGTAATTGATAACCACTTCGCCCCCCTCGGTTTCGGCGACGGTGAAGTTCACTACCGCCGGATCGACGCCCAGCACCGCTACACCCTGAACCGAATCGCCCGGGTAGTGAACGGTGAGGCTGTGCTCCTCGTGCGACGGGTCCGTGAAGCTCACGTAGTTCGTCTGAACGGTCAGGGCCGGACCTGCCGGGCCGTCAGCTCCGGCGGGGCCGGTCGCGCCGGCCGGGCCGGTATCGCCCTGCGGGCCCTTGAAGTACTCGACGACGTAGTCAATAAAGCCCACGGATTACTCTCCCTTATGTCGATTGAGACAGGTTCGATTGGGTGCTGGATTCGAAGGCCTGAACTACCGTGCCGGAGATACTGATTGCACTGGCCACGGTGGAGCTGAACCCGTGAATCATGTTCCCGAGGAATACGTTTCCGGTTGCGTTAGAGCCCTCTTGCTTGAAGGCCTGGGCAGCTTCCGTGCCACTTCCCTCGGTGCAGATCGTGTTGGCCATCACCACGTTGCCCGTATTGCCAGCTGCGCCGGAAATGGCGATTGCGGCGTTCGTACCAGAAGTGCCACGGGCACCCTTGACGAAGTTACCAACGATCTGATTCTGAGCGGCGCCACCGCTGACATAGAACGCGCGGTCGCCGGCTCTGCGAATGTTGTTTCCGGAGAAGACGTTGTAACTGGCTCCAACTGCGATGTCGATGCCCCTACCGGCCGCGTCCACGATGGTATTTCCGTGGACGGAGCCCCCCTGTACGTACGACAGTGAAATGCCGTACTCGGGTGCATTCCTGATGACGTTTCCGGTGATGGTCGGGTTATTCACTAGGCCGGTGGATTCACCGAATACGCGAATCGCCGCCACGCCACCCGTCGTGCCGGTCGCCATCTCGAAGGTGTTCCCGGTGATGGTCAGGTTCCAGATGTCCTGAGTGGCGCCAGTCTGCACACCGGTACGGGTTAGGGTGTTTGTGGTTGTCCCGGTGTCCGTCCAGATCGGGCGCACCTCGACACCCCATCCGCCTACGAAGTGGTTGTCGGAGATGATGGAGTTGTTCCAGCTATACCCCCGGACGCCCTTCTCGATCGTCTCCACATAATTCCCGGTGAACCGGATGCTGTCGTGAGCCGTAGTGGTCCCGATGGTTCCGTTGTGCGACCCGATGGCGCGATTCCATGCGGTAGTGCCAGGCATGTACGACTGGACGAAGCTGCACGAGCGGACCGTGATGTCCTTGCATGGCGTGTCGTCGTACGGCCCGAAACTGCCGAAGACTCCGGAATCCTTCGCCAGGTCGAGCTGAATGCACTCCGAGTGGCGTGCGTTGTACTGAACCGTGCCGGCGAACCGGCAGTTGTCGAACAGCACCTTTCGGCAGGCGTTGATCTCTACGCAGTGCTGGTTCTGAGAGACGTCCCGGACCTCAACGTCGCGGAAGGTGATGCTGTGGCCGTGGCCGAAGCTGAAGGCGCCACCCGAACTGGCCGTACCCCACGACATCGGGGTGTCGAAGGCCCCGAGCCTGGCCGTGGTGTCCTTGACGATGATTCCGGCCTTGGTCGCCTGGTAGTTGAAGGCGTCCGTGAAATCGTGCGTCAGCGTCGTACCGACATAGCCCCGGATCTCCTTGCCCATGACCTGGACCTGGAGCACGTTGCCCGACGCAACAGCCTGCGTCGCGGTGGGAGTCATCGCCGTGTCGACGCCAGCAACTACCTTGCCCAGACGGGCGTTTCCATCCGTGTGGCGGACGAAGTACCAGTAGTTGCTGCTGTCGACGTAGCGGAAGACCAGGCCGGCGTTCCCGGCCGTAGACATCGTCACCGTCGGGTTGCAGTCCTGGATGACGTCGACCGTGGAGATGTTCGTACCGGCACCCGGGGCGTACGCCAGGTTCGTATTGATGCCCAGGGTGCCGGAGCGCGAGGTCCAGGGGTAGTTCGAGCTCGTCGTGCCGAGCGAGGTCGAGCTGTTGGACCGGGTGAAGCTGTCCGCCCAGATCGAGGCCGACGAGGAGAAGTTGTCCAGGCGTGCCGTGGTGTCGAAGACCACCAGGCCCACCTTGCGGTTGGCGGTGAAGCCCGCCAGGTCCGCGGTGTCGTGCGTCAGGGTCGTGCCGACGTACGCCCGGATCCGGTTGCCGAAGAAGACCACCGTGAGGGTGTTGCCGGCCGAGACCGCCTGAGTCGCCGTCGGCGCCACCACGGTCTCCACGCCGCGCACCCAGTAGCTGAGGCGCGCGTTTCCGTCGGTGTGCCGGACGTACTGCCAGTAGTTCTGGCCGTCCGCGAGGCGGAAGACGAGGCCGGCGTTCCCGACGGTGGGGATCGTGCAGGACAGCGTCCCGTTCGGCCAGGACTTCACGGTGGAGATGTTCGTGCCGGCCGCGGCTGCGGACACCGTGTTGGAGGTGATCCCGAGGCAGCCGGCGGTCGAGGTGCCGTCATCCCGCATGGATTCGTCGATCCACGTCTGGCCGGTGTCCATGACGCCCAGAGTGTGCGGCGCCGAGGTGTTGGACCGGGTGAAGGTGTCGGTGGCCAGGCTGACCGTCGAGGTGGAGCAGCGCAGGTCCCACACGCCGCCCTCGATGACGATGTTGCCGTGACCGGTGTAGCCGGCCCGGTTCTGGCCGCTGTCGCCGTTCCAGGCCATCGAGACGCCACCGGTGTCGTTGTACCGGTGGATCTCGGCGCCCGGGAGCAGGGTCAGCCGCACGTTGGACCGGATCTTGAAGGGTGGGTCCATGTGCCGGTAGATCCCCTTGGGTACGATGACCTGGCCCCCGCCGGCGTTGAAGGCGGCGTCCAGGGCTGCCTGGATGTAGGGGCTGTCGTTGGTGCTGTCGTCGCCCTTGGCGGCGTACTGCTTGACGTTGAAAACAGCCGGGGAGGACTCCCCGGTGTTCGTTATGGGTGCAACGAACTTGGGCACAAGTCCTCCTTACGAGCTGTAGAGCACGACGACGCGGTACGAGAGGGATGCGGGAGCCGAAGTGAAGCCCACGGTCACCGTGTTGAGGGTCGAGTGCGTGATATCCGCCTCGACTTCCTGGAAGGTGGTGTTGTCGTAGACAGTCACCGAGACATCGCGCGAACCGAAGTTGTGCGAGACGGTGTAGGACGTGTTCGTCCCGTCACCGATATCGGTTACGAACTTCAAGAGATCGTCCCCTCCCACGGGTCCGGCGCCCGTCAGGGCGAGGAGTGCCAGAGTGATTGCCGCGCGGGGACTGCTCGCCGCGAGATCGAAGGTGCTCGACCCGACGAAACGGGGCGAAGGGCAGTTTCCGGTGTAGACGAAGAAGCCGCCGCCGGTGCCGTCCGTGAAACCGTTGTCTGCGCGCTCTGTCAGGTTGTCCAGAGCCCCGACATTGGTGTCCAGGGCCGCCTCCGCGGAGGCAGAATCGATGCCGTGAGAGCCGATGTAGACGACCATCTCGCCGCGGCCCTGAGTCGAAATCGAGGGCATCGTGACGAGGGTGTCGCTGACATTGCTCGCGGAGCCGCCCTCGACGTCGATCGGGTCGGTTTCGCTGATGTCACAGCCCCGGAAGGCGTGAATCTGGGCGCCGACATGGTCCCCGGAGAAGGAAATCGTCGGCGCAGCCTCGGATCCGGTGAAAACCGACCAGAAAACGCTCAATTTCGTGTCTTGCGAGCCAGCAGAGGTTGCCTGAGGGCTCGAAACGACCGGAGTCCACCCATCGGGGGCCGAAACGGTGTCCGAGGGCCCGGATTCGGCTATCAGGAGCCAAACATCGCCCGGAAGGCGCCCGGAAGGCAGATTTACCGTCAAATCCGAGGTTCCGGAGGCAAAATCGCCATTTCCGGCCCAAATTACGTCCTGATACCCCTCAAAATCGGGGTTCAGGGACGGAAGTGTCATCCCGAGAGGCCCGCCCTGCACTGCATCCGAGGTGCCGGTCAGGGTTGCATCCACCCTGGGAAGGCGGGCGTCCAGGGTGACGAGAGGCTCTATCGCCCCGGCTAGCTGCGAGGTGATCGCCGGGAGGCCTATCTGGACCTGACTCGGAATGCCGCCCTCGCTGAACATGAGGCAATCCAGCTTCGGCAGCTTGTACTTGTTCACGCCGACGACGCCACCGAAGAACAGGGACACCTGCTTTGCATAGATGTCCGTCATGTCGTCCTGCGAGATGCGGAAGGCCCGCTTCTCGTCCTCGATGACGATGACGTTGTCCCCGTGTGGCCGGGTCTCGACCTCGAAGAGCGACGTAAGTTTCGGCAGGGTGCAGCTGATCGGGCCCGTCGGGTTCACGTATGCCGTGACGCTCGACACCAACGGGTGGGGCAGTGTCGACGAGACGCCGCCACCCGGAGCACTGGATGCGGCGAGCGCCGAAGTCAGGCTCGGAAGGTGGGCGCCGATGCTTCCGGACGGAGGCGCGGCCGTTCCCGTGAACTGGCCGGCGACCGGGTGCGGCAGGGTCACGCCGACCGGGCCTGACGGGATCATCCTCGTCGCCGCGAAGGTGGCCCTGACGGACGGTAGCGTGGAGCCGACATCGCCGATCGCGGGAGTGCCCAGGGTCTTGAGGACAACCGTGCGCTCGATCGAGCCGGTCAGGGAGAGGCTGGAGGCGAAGGAGGCGCCAGAGTGCGCCCCGATGCTCAACTCCCCGTTCGAATCGGCCGATTCAACGAAGTACTGAGTGGAGTTGCCGCGGTTGGACGAGGCCTGACGGGGGGTACCGCCGCCACCGACGGTGAAATTGCCCTCGGAGTTTACGGTCGACGTCCTGCCCGTACGGAACCAGACGAACCAGCCAGCGGCCGTGGACGTGGCACTCGGGGCCGAAGAGGACGTAGTGCCAGCCGTCTGCGCCTCGGTGTGCACGTCGATCGGGTTGGCCGTGTCCACACCCCTGTAGGCGACTATCTGCACGCACATCGGCGTGAGGTCGCCGCCGTCGTCCGTAAAGGTGTACGACGTGCCTTCCGAGGCGGCCACCTTGTAGAAGATGGAGCTCGTGAGCACCGCCCCGGTGTTCTGGTACCGAGAGAGCAGCGTCCAGCCGGCAGGGGCCGAGTGCGTTACGTTGCCGGACTGGCAATAGGCGAGCATGACATCGCCGTTGGCTACGCCAGTCGGCTTCGCGCAGGAGACGCTGGAAGTGTTGTTGGAGCTGCCGGTCCATGCCGGGGAGCGAGTCGAGGCGACGAACGAGATGGCCATCAGTCGTCAAGCCCCCTCGACTGGACGATGATTCGGCGCGAATCGTCGAATTCGACCGCGATAACGCGGACACCGAAGACGCGTGTCTCGCCCTGAATTTTGATCGTCGGCAGCACCGCTATCGACATGGCGCCCCTGGCGACCGTCGCGCCGGCTATGGCCGAGGACATCTTCGGCAGGGTCGAGGTGATTCCACCTGAAGCCGCAGCAGGCTGGCCTGCGCCCACACCCACAAAGGCGACCGACGGCAGAGTGACGGACAGGGTGGAGTCATTGTGCGGCTCGCCGGCGAAGTCGGACGAGACCACCGGAAGGGCGGAGACTACATTTCCCGAGACCGGTGTCGCCGCCGACTTCAGGGCGATCGTCGCCTCAAGGTTGTCGGACTCGGCTTGCGAACAGCTGACGGCGAGGCCGGCCTTACTGCCCGAGGTGGTGAAGTCGGCGTTGTCGGTGTACTGCGAATTCGAGTAGCAAACGGAACCGCCGGAGTAGACGCCGACGTCGACAACCTCGGTGACGCCGCCATTCGCCGTCGAGAACGTGGGGACCGTGCTGCCCACGTAACGGCAGGCCCGAATATAGACCAATCGGCCGTCCGTGACGGCAACGGTAGCTGTGGGGCCGGTGTGGGGTTCCGAAAGGGAACCCGACATGAGCTGCGCGTAATTGGTCCCGATCGGGGTCGTGTTATCCACGCCAGACCAGGCTGAGAGCGACAGCACTAGCGGGAAGGCTGATGGAACGCTGAAGGTGTAGCTGGTTGGCTCGGAGGCGCCGGCAACCTTGTAATACACGCCGGTCGACCAAGAGTCGCCGGTAGTTCCAGACGCATTGACGTAGAAGAGCTGCGTCCAACCCGAAGGACGCGTCACCGTCTGGTTATTATTAGTAAAGACGGCGAGCAGGAGGTCTCCGGAAATTACCCCGGCCGGCTTGTTTGCCGTTACCGATGTCCCGCTCGCCGCCGTCGCGGTTGCTGCCGTGCCGCGAAGGGCGACCATGTCTCCCGACCTCCTAAATCAGCGGCATGGCAAGGTCGTTATCAGACCTCGGGGTTGAGGTAATTCATGACGACATCCCGCTCGTAGACAGAGTCATCGACCGCCTCACAGATCAGGCGGAGCACTGCCTGAATCGGCCCCGACGTCTCGTCCGTACTGAGCTCCCAATACCACCGGTTCCGCACGGAATAGGTCTCATCAGCCTGCGGGTAACAACCGTTGACCCTCACGGTGTCGGGCACCTGAAAGCCGCCACTGACTGCTCGATATCCGGGCGGTACGTCGATGTAGAACTGCTCACTTGACGCAGGGGTGCTCACGTTGACAACGGACGTAATTATGACGCGATTCTGCATGGATTCTCCTTCTCATTACCCGTATCAGCTGGTCGGCATCGTCACCGTGCCGGAGGTGATAGTCACGTTGACGCCTGAAGTGATCGAGGTCGTGTTCAGGTTCAGCTGCTGGCCGGACGTACCGACCGACCCCTGGAGGACCACCGTGGTTCCGTCCGACTTGAGCAGCCGGAAGTACACGGCGGTTCCGGTCGTGCTGGCCGGAACGGTCAGGGGCACGCCCGCCGTACCGCCGGCCATGTCGATGACTCCGCCGGACGCCGACCCGAAGGCACTTGCGCCGAGAGTGAAGGTGGCCAGGGCGCTGCCGGTCGCGGCCGTGTCAGCGGTCGCCGGCTCCGAGACTCCGGTTCCGCCGTAGATGACGATCTTTCCGCCGGAACCGACGGTCGTGTTGACAGCGTTGGCCAGGGCGTTCGCCGTGGCCGTGGCGAGCTTCGTTGCCATGGTTAATTCCCTATTCAGTTATCGCTGCGTACAGCGGAGAGTGAAGGAGCGATCGTCTATTCGACCGTCCGAAGTGGTGATCCGATTGGTCACCCGATAGACCTGACTCTCGGAACCCCCGGAAAGCCAGACGGTCGCAGTTCGCTGGGTATGCCCGAACGACTCAACGACAATTCCGGGGTCCACTATGAATTCCGTGTCGGTAATCGTCTCGAATTCACCCAGCCACAGCGACCAGTCGAAGATCCAATCGAGCGTGGCGTCGGGGTCTTTCTTGTGGTCCTTGAATACAGCCATCTATTCAACCTCCTTTTCGGCTGAATAGCGACCTACAAGCTGGGACCTGAGCCGGCCAGGGACCTCGGGGAGCTGCGTGCTCGACCCTCTTCGCGCCCCTGGCCGGAGTTTCTTTCGAGTGAAAGCTCTTTACCTGGAGTTTTTCCGGGGAAAGCTTGATCAACTCGTAAAATTTGCTGCGGGGAGAGAAAAGTTCGAC